GCAGCCTGCCCGAACGGGCCGGCGTCCACCTTCGCGGTGATTCGGAAGACGACGAGGATGACGACGACAATCGTCAACAGGGCATCCCATTCTAGCGACGATTGGACTCTAACTCTAAACTCTAACTGAAAGGACTCCCATGTCAGACCCAGAACAACTATACGCAGTGATCCACCTGATGGGCCGCTCCAAGATCGCCGGACGCATCACCAAAGACGCCCTCTTCGGCCTCGTGCGCGTCGACGTGCCCGCGACCGGCAAATACCCGGCCTTCACCCGCGAATACGGCAAAGACGCCATCTTCGAGATCGATTACGTCAGCGAAGAAATCGTCCAGCGCACCGCCGAAGCCATGAGCCTCAACCCCATCCAGGCTTACGCCCCCGACCTGATCACCAAGGAACAGTTCGAGGAAGCCAAAGCCAACTACGAAAAGCGCCTATCCGACCTGCGCAGCCTGCCCGAACGGGCCGGCGTCCACCTTCGCGGTGATTCGGAAGACGACGAGGATGACGACGACAATCGTCAACAGGGCATCCCATTCTAGCGACGATTGGACTCTAACTCTAAACTCTAACTCTAACTCTTTCCCACTCCCCGTGCCGGGAGACGACCGCCCATCCAGTCGCCCGGCCAACGGTGTTTGACACAAAGGAGATGCGTGGCAGAAGGAAAACACAGCGTATATCTTGGGGTAGAAAGCACGCGCGGCGCGCGACGGAGGCGGCCCGACCGCGCCGCGCCATCAACCTTGTCGAATCGTCAAAGCGGGGATCATGCTCCATCCCCGCCGAGGATTGATCAGTGATCGTCCCGAGTCGGGCTGCATGGACCTTCCTAGACCAGCGAAGCCGGGGAGCAGCGACCGTCGCGGGCGCGGCGCAGCGACCAGGATGAGGATGCAACGGAATGACAGTCATCGGCGATTGGAACCGCCGCGCCCGCCTGACCCATGTTCAATTCAAGGGAGACACTATGCCAACGTCCGCAGACATCATCGCATCAACCAACAATCAGGATTATGACCAATGCCGGGAGCGCAACGACGATCTGACCGTGCTGGCCAAAGGAGTCGCAACCGTGTTTGCGGACATGGGACTTACACCCAGCTCTGCCACAGTTCTCAAAGAAGCCATCGTCAGCGCCTATTTGCTGGGCCGCCGCGATGCCGTGTCGGTACCCAGCGTTTTTGAGTCATAGCCGCCGCATCATGATCACCACCGCCCACTATCAAAGGAGAATACGATGAATTACCTATGCCTATACCACGCCGACTGCGCCGACGGCTTCGGCGCCGCTCTCGCCGTCCACCTCTACTGCACTGAGCATGGCTACACCTGCGACTTCATCCCCGTCCAATACGGCCAGGACCCGCCTGACGTGACTGGCCAGTACGTCTTCGTCGTGGACTTCTCGTACCCGCGCGCCGTTCTATTGGAGATGCACCAGCGTGCCGCCGATCTCGTCGTCGTAGACCACCACAAAACCGCCCAGGCCGACCTTGCCGATCTTGACTTCTGCCTGTTCGACATGGACATCTCAGGCGCCGTCCTGACCTGGAAGTACCTGCTCCCAACCGACCTCCCGCTGCTCTTCCGATACCTTCAAGACCGCGACTTGTGGCAATGGAAACTAACCGAATCCCGCGAAGTATCGGCTGCCCTACGATCCTATCCGATGGACTTTCAGGTATGGACGAACTTCCTGTCACAAGACGCCATCAATACCTTGCGCGAAGAAGGCCGCGCTATCCTCCGCTACCAGCAGCGCGCAATCGAAACCGCCGTCAAGAAAGCCCACGAGATGGAGTTTGACGGCTTCCACGTCCTGTGCCTCAACGCCACCAACTACATCAGCGAGATCGGTAATGCCCTCTGTCAAGGCCGGCCCTTCAGCATCACCTACTTCGACACCGCCGATAAGCGCGTATACTCCCTGCGTTCCGACGAGCAGGGCGTCGACGTCTCAACCATCGCCAAACAACACGGCGGAGGCGGGCACCCCCACGCCGCTGGCTTCACAACAAAACTCTGACGACGATCGTCCCGCGCTGATAGTATATGACTTAAAAAATGTTAAGTTCAATACTTCGAGCACGAAGATCATGTAGGGGCAAACCTGTGTGTTTGCCATTCTGGTCCCCCTGCCCGCATCCCGCCATCGTAGAAAAACAAAATGACCACCATAAATAAAAAGGACGCGGCCCACTCGCCGCGTCCCCCCAAACTCTAACTCTCAACTCTAACTCCTCACCCGATCGTAGATCACATACCTCAAAATAGACTGCGCCGCGCTAACCCCACGATACCGCGGCACGATCGGTGACACATCCGCATAGTACGGATCCATCACCTGCCCCGCGCCCAAGTACCTCAGATAGTGCGTCGGCACCGTATTGGAGACCTTCAGCATCACGACCACGAAATGCCCCTGCGTCACCGTCGCATCCAGCATCAGCATCGGCGCAGGCGTCTCCGCGCAATCCCCCAGCGTCCGATACTTGATCACCCCCAATTGGTCCGTCGACGCGAACACAAACCGATTCGCGCCCGCAAAGCCCCCGTTCTCCTTCAACCAAACATTCAACTCGCCCGGCGTTATCCGGCGACCTGCGTCCGTCAACACCGACGCCATCGCCGTAACTAAACACCCATCCTGCGCCATCGTCCGCAGCCCGCGCCCCAGCGCGTCATCCCCCCACGGCGGTTCCCGCTGACCGTAGACCGTCACCGCCTTCGATCCGTCGCCGCCCATCATCAGCAGCGTGATCGCCTTGCGTGTCTCCTCCTCCGCCATCGTGATCGCCGCAATCGCCACCTCGTAACTCTGATGCGCCTTCGTCAACCACTCCCGCGCCTCTTCCTCGTTCTGCATCTCCCACCTCCCACTTGCCCATACCCGCCGCTATACGGCGGTGGGCCGCATGGCGTAGTCACTTCTCACTTCCTAACCACCGGCAGCCACACCCGTTGCGTCGTCCAATCCACCCGCGCGCACTCCTCGATATAATGCTCCAGCGCGTCCGGGTCGATATTGCTCTCCGCCCCGTTGTCCAACTGGAACGCACACGCCCCCAGCAGATACGGATCATTCCTCAACTCCAACCCGTAGTCAATCGCGTCCATCACCCACGCCAGGTCGCGCAAGCCCGTGCCGTACCCATTCCCCGCGCTGAACTCACTGATCACGATCGGAACCGATAACCCCGTCGCGTCCTGAAGGACATCGTGGAACCGCCGATAGCGTAGCGCCCCGCTCTCCCCGCCGTCCATCATCCCCCCGTCGATCCCGTACTCGTGCAAATGCCAGATCCCGCCGTACTCGTGGTTGATACGCGCCGCCCCCGCCAGGTATGGAATCGTCTCAAACGCCGGCGTGCCGGTAGCGAACGACCCGATGCAGCCCTTTATCCCGTAACCATGCACGAGCGTCAGCCACTCCTCAAACCACGCATTCAACCACATCGCCTTCTGCAAATAGTCGCCCGAATCACCCATCACCGGCTCGTTCATCGGATCGATAAAATCCTGATGGGTCAGGTTGGCGTAATCCACAAAATTCAGACGACCGTGGTCCGGCACGAAGATCGTTTTCTCGACCGCCTCGTAACGCGCCGAATCACGCGCGCCGTCCTCCCAGCGCGGCGTGCCTAAATCCAGCCACATCTGATCCGGCAACCGGCCCCACACCGCGTTCTGCACGCGCCGGATCAACTTCGTTCCCGTGCTGTGCTCGATGATCTCCGCATACGGGCTATTGTTCAGCGAGTACAGCACCGCCGGCTGCGTCCGCATCAGAAAAGCATCCAACCCCTGCGGCCGATTCCCCACATGCAGGCTCAACTTGCTATGTCCCCGTACTAGCTGCTGGACCTCATCCATCGTCTGAGTAGCCAGCGGGCTGGGCGGCCGAGTCGGCGTCGGCAATATCGACGTATGGCGAGTCGGAGTCACCGTGGGTGCAGGTGTGATCGTCGGTGGCAGACACGCTTCGATCGCCGCCCCTGCCCCCACCGCCCCAGCCACCCTAAAAAACTCCCGTCTGCTTATCATTCTCTTACCCCATGTTCCACTTCTTTGTGTTCTTTGTGTTCTTTTGTGGCTTAATCCGTGTCTAACTCTAACTTGACACTTTACACGACCCCGTGTATACTATCAGCGGCTAAGCCCGATCGTGTACACGCCCTATAACCGACTGGAGGATCATCGATGCAATCCCCCCAGGACGCGCACGGAGAGTGTCCCCTCCGTGCGCGATCCATGAAATCTGAAGTCTACTCCTCTGGAAACTCCACCAGCCACTCCAGCGCCACCATGTCCGCCGCGCTCAACAATAACTTCCCCTCGTCCGTCTTCGCGTCCTTGTTATTGTCCGAAATCATCTGATACGGTAGCCGACCCGTCACGTGCGGCAGCACCGCCACCTCCGCGTGCAGCGCCTTCACCTTCGCCTCGTACTCCGACCGAGACCGCAGCGACTTGAAATTCTCTCCGAGGTCATCCAGGTACTCGATCATCAACGGCTTAAGAGCCTCATTGTACGACTCCATCTGCGCCGTCACGTCGCGCCAGACCTTCACCAGCCGAAACAGCAGCACCGTGCTCAGCTTCGCGTTGCTCGCCGCCCGCTGTAGCCAGCCAGACGATTTCACAAGATCGCCGACCGTCGCCTCAAGACCGTGTCCGTTTGGTGAGGTCACAACGCCGATCGCCGGCTCGATGAAAGGTAGATTCACTTCACGCTTGCTCATGATATTGTCCTTAGCACCCTCAGTAATTATGCAAATAGATTGACGCCGGATGCACTGCCGAGCCGCGCTTCGAGTTCCGCCACGCGCGTCTGCAGATTAAGAACCACAGCCAAAAGACTATTGCCCTCATCTTTTGTCGCAAAACCAAAGCCGGTATTTTGCACCAAATCCTGCAGAGCATAATTCGGCGTGCCGGGCGCGGTATGCGTGATCGTCGTCAGCTGCGTTGTCAGCGCCGCGCCACGCACGACCGCCGCGCCACCGTAGAATCCGAGCATCGGTAGCGTGCCCGATGCTTCGCCGCGCATGATCTCACGCGCCGCTGTATCGTAGACGGACAATACAGCGCGCGCCGTGCGTGAAGCGTGGGTAGCCACCACCCACGACACAGATAAATCGGCGGCGCTTTGATCGGCAGTCGTTGACGTTTCCAATGTGAATAACTGTTTCATACCGAAACCCGCGGCCGGTGTGCCAGTCGAATTATGCCCGACGACTGCCACCGTGTCGATCGCCGCCGTGGTCACATTATTAAGCGTGGCGTCAAACAGATACGTCGATCGCGCCGCGCCGCCAATCGCCACATTACCCGCGTGCCAGGAATGCGCGCCAGTTGCTTCGTTGTAAATCGCCCAGGCGGTGGTCGCCGTGAACGTCGTTTGGATGTGGAGCGCCCGTGCCGTCGTGAGTGTGCCAGCGCCTCCCCGTGCGATGTAAATACCATCAAAATCGACGATCTGTCCGCCCGCCGCAACGCTGACACTGACATCAACTGCGCGTGTATAGATAATATAGCCGGTTGATGAATTTAGAATTTGTGCATTGAGACCGATTGCGAAATATAAACCGCCCGTTCCGGAATTGCTTACCCTCCCCTGGAAGCCATACAATAAATCATTAGCGGTGTACGAATTTCCATATTGCACGAGTGCTCCAAACCCTAGCACGGATGTCGCGTAAGTTCCGCCGTTAGCAGTCCTGGCGAGTGTGGCCTGAAACAATGCCCCATATTTTCCGGCGGTGGTAATGTCTGTGTAGATGGCGCTGGTCAACACGGGGTACTGTGTCGCATCATAGGCTGCACCCACCCCCAGATATTTGAGTTGCAGTCCCCCGCTCGCATCACTGGCTAGGATCGATGCAACCGTGGCATTGGATGCCGACGTGATTGCGTGCGTATGCGTCGCGCTGGTGACATCGTTAGTCGTAGTGGCTGTGAGCGTGCCCGCGCCGAGTGCCGCCGTTCCGCTGACGTTCGGTATCGTTAATATTGTTGCGCCGCTCCAGGCCAGCACACCCGCCGCTCCCTGATTGGTCAATGAGGTCGTGAGCGTCAGTGTCGCGTTGTCCGTACCCGCCAGTATCAGCGAGTTAGAGATCGTCAATGTCTTCGTCGCAGTAATCGCTAAAAATCCGGTACTCCACGCAATGTCAGTTCCATCTGTGCGTAGAAACGCATTGGCCGATCCAACACCGAGCCGCGTCCATTTCGGCGTGCTGTTACCGACGATCATATCTCCGCGCACGACGGCGCCGGACGCGGTATCGCTATGATAGGTTGAGTTCAAAAATCCATGAGCAGTCGGGAGCGCGGTCGATGAATAGCCAAAACCGATCTCGTTATCAAAATAGAGATATCCATTTGTTGAGATGATGCCTGATAGCGTATTTGTGCCTGTCCAGTAACTGAGCCGATTGGATGCGCCCGTACCTAATGGAACTGTGCCAGTCGCGGGAATCGTTAGATTAAAATTATCCGTCGCCGTCAGCGTCAGCGTCTTGCCACTTGTCACCGCCAGTGACGTTGTACCCCCCGCCGTGCCGCTCAGGTAATATCCGCTCCAGGCGACATCCGTCCCATCCCCAGTCAACACCGCCCCGCTCGTCCCCTTGGCCAGCCGACTCCACGTCGGCGTCACCCCCTGCCCGGTGACGAGATCCCCGCGCACCACACTGGCCGCCGTCGCGTCACCGTGGATCGCGCTTAACAGATTGTGCGCCGTCGCCGTCCAGGTCGCGGGCGAGCCGTGCGTGTGGTCACGGTGCGCAAACACCAGCGCCGTCCCCGCCGCCGCCACGTCCCCGATCCCGATCGTCGTCGGTGCCGTCGCATCCAGCACCGTCTTCCAGGCCGGCTCCGTGTCGCCGTTCGCCACCCCCAGCACGTTCAGCACATTCGCCGCTGGCACGGAGATCGCCAGCCGACTCCACGTCGGAGTCGCCCCCTGGCCCGTCACCACGTCCCCCCGCACCACCGCCGCCGCCGTCGTGTCCAAATGCGTCGTGCTCAACAGCGCGTGCGTCACCGGCGCGTAACTCAACGCCGGAATGTCCGCCGCGACGAGTGAACGGAACGTCGGCTTAGCATCCACCCCCGTCGCCGGCCCCGCCCACACCAGATTCGCCGCCTGCGTATCGAGCGTAAACTGCTGCGTGCTCAAACTGAATACCGCGTCGACGTCGACGTCCAGCGTCACCGCCGCATGGTGCGGACTGCTGTCCCCGATCGCCGTGTGCTCGTCCGGCGTCAACACATCCGCTAAGGTCAACTCCTGACCGCTCAATGCCAGTGCCGCGTCACTCCCAACCCCCAGCGTCACCGCCGCGTGATGCACATCCGGCAACCCCTCGTGCGTGTCCAACTCCCCCTGCGTGGCGATGTCCGTCGCCACGTACACACCCCCGCTCGACACCGGCGCCTCGCCATCACCGGCCGGCGTCGGTAAATGATACAACCCCACCCCGTTGTCAATATCCCGCGCGTGCCGTGCGCCGTAGTCCGTCGTATCCCACGCCCCCCGATCGCCCAGCAGTGGATTTATAATCCCGCTGCCCTCCAGCGTCTGCGTGACGTAAGACACCCCACTGACGATCGCCTCCCCGCTGTCCAACACTTTAATGGCAGATGCCTGCGTATTCTCAATCTGCGCCGTGCCCGCCGCCACCTCGATCCCAATCGCGTCCGCGTCACCCCCCCACGTCAGATCGCAATTCAGCACGGCCGGCGTAACCAACTCATCCGTCGTCGCACTGTCGATGTTGGAATACGTCGACTCGTTACATGAATTGACCGCCTTAACCCGGTAATACCACGTCGCCTCCGCCGCCAGCCCGCTGTCCACGTAAGCATTGCTGTTCGCCGCCACCTGCGCGATCTCCGTCCAGCCCGTCGTCCCGTTCGCGCTCCGCTCCAGAGAAAAGTGATCCTCGTTATTCGAGTTATCCGCCCACAACACCGCGATACTCTGGTGGTCCACCGCCGTCGCCGTCAAATCGCTCGGTGCCTCCGGCTCTACTGCCGTATCGCCGCCACCCCCAAAATTATCCCAGCCGACCTCACCCCCGACCGGACCGGAAATGTCGATACTCGCCCCCAGGTATCCCGTCCCCTGATAAGTGCTGTTCACCACCGACAACATCAGTTCAAAAGCCGTCTCCCCGTCCAGCCGGCGGTACACGTTGACCTTGTTTCCGGTGGCCACCCGCTTGATCTTCCAGCGGTCGCCCACCGCCGGCGTCGTGATCTCAAGACTTGCGAGCAGGTTTTCAGGTTCGGACGTTCCGGCGTAGAGATATATAGTAGACGGGGTGATTGGCTCATAGTCAATCACCAGGATGTATCCATCATAACTATCGGGGTCTTGAATCAGCACGGCGAGACCGATTGCGGCATTATTCTCTGGTAGCCGCGCAATGTCGGCCGATACATGGCAGTTCGGACCCTTGCACTCATTCCAGACTGCGAAGTACCCGCTGGAACCGGGCGTCACCATCATGTTATCGGCCAGGATCATTCCATCGACGTCCAACCACCCCGGCCCCGGCGGTGGCCCCTCGTTCGCCCTATTGAAATCGTCAAGTACAGTGTTTTCCGACCCAGCCGCCAACGTCGTCGCCGTCGCCTCATTCGAATAGGCCGAGCAGTCCGTTCCGTTGCACGAACGCACCCGGTAGCGATACAGCGTCTCCGCCGTCAAGCCCGTATCGCTGTACGACGTAATCCCCTCGCCAGCCACGTCCGCAATCTGCGCCCAGACGCCCGCGACCAACCGCTCGACCTTCCGGTCCGTCGGGTTATCGCTCACACTCCACGTCAGATAAATCTGCGTGTCCGTGATCGGCTCAGCCACTAAATCAAAGGGCGCATCCGGTACCGTCACCCCATCACTCCGTACCCAAATTACGAATTACCAATGACTAATTACCAACGAAGTCCCCTATACCCCAACCACGATCTTCTTATTCTGCGCCAGATTCGGCACCCGCACTCTCACCCCATCCACCACCGCCCCGCTCGCGCACGCATTCACCCCCACAATCGGGTCAGCCGTATCCTCCACATACACCGTGCAATGCGCCAGCGTTGCGTTGGTCCCCAGCGTCACCATCGTCCCCGCCACCCCCGCAAAGTCGATGATACTGTTCTCAGCCGACAACCCCGTCAGCACAACCCCTTTACCGACACTGATCACCTGCGACAACCCGATCGACGCCGACGGCATCAAAATCGTATCCCCATCGTCCGCCGACACCAGCGCCCCCAACAACCCATTGTCCGATAAACTGTACTGCTCCAACTTACTCCCGTCCGACCGGAACAGCGTAATCTTATTCTCGAACGCCCCGGCCGGCGGAGGATTGATATTCGTGACATTGACCGTCCGATCCCCAACCTGCATCCGCAGCGAATCCAGCCAGCGCCCCAGCTCCACGCGCGCCAGCTCGTCGATCTCCAACCCCTTCAAGGTCGCCTCTAAATTCTCACTCGGCCTCTTCACGAATCATCCCCCAAATTACTACTTACTAATAACTGCTATTGACCCTAACTCCCCCGCCCCACCAACCGTTGCAGCGTATAAAACGCAATCTCGTCCGTCGCCAACTCCCCCGTAAACAAACTCAACACGATCGCCGCCGGAAACACATTCTTCACCTGGTCTTCCTTAAACTTCGTGATGTCCGCCTTCAACCCGATCCCGTGCCAATACTCCCCGTTCACGAAGATCACCGTCACCGCCCCGAAACCGTACAGTACGAAGTCCAACACCTGCCCGCCCGGTCGCCGGCCTCCCAACACCGGCGTCTGAAACTGGATATTCCGGTCCGTCCAGCCCAGCCGCTTCAACATCCGGTACACCCGCTCCTCCAAATCGCTCGCCGGCCTCCCCTGCACCGTCCTCGGCAGCGCCTCCGTCTTATCGACCGGCTTCACCGCCACAAACTGCCGGCTCAGCGCATTCTCCTCCGTCTTCCGCGGCAACGGATACTCCCCGTGCTCGCCGAACTTCCGCCGCCGTTTCCCAACCTCCCCCCTCCCGAATGTCCCTTTTCCAAATTCCGCATTCATCATTCCACATTCCGCATTAACTGATACTCTTAAACACGATATTCCCCGTCAAGTTCAGCTTGTCGTCACTCCACTCCCCCGTCACCAAACTCACCGGGTCCAGATGCCCCTTCAGCCCCGCGATACTCTGCCCCGCGTATGGCGCCGGAAACTGGATCGTCAGCGGCGTCGCATCTTCCTTCCACAACTCAATCTGGTCGATCAGCGCATCCACCGTCTGCCGCGTGTCCTTGCCCGTCATCAACATGATCCGATCCGCCAATGACATATCGAACACGAAATCGTAAACGACCTCGTTCATCTGCACCAACCGCAGTTCATAGGCGTTCAACAGCGCCGGCGTCAATCCGTCGCACACCATCCGGTACCGGAATCTTACCTTGTGCCCCGTCACATCCTCGCTGCCCAGCACGATCCTCTGAAACGGTGACGTATTCGCCGCCGTCGTCAACTTCGTCCACGTCCCCGTCAGGTAATCCGCGTCGTCCAACTGGTACTCGATCTCAATGTATCGCGTTGCCCCAGTCAGGTTCTTCGTGCTCAACCGCAGGTGGTGGAAGAAATGATCCAACTGCGGGCTGTCTGCGTCGAGCCACGCCGTCACCAAATATCCCTCCGGCCAGTACCGCATATCGGGGTCGTTCGCCGGATTGTGCAAATCGTCGGGCATCGTCAAATAAAACAACTCGTTCCAGTTCGCCATCCACAACCGGTTAGCCTGGCCCGGCACCGTCTGATACCACAGCCCGCTCTGCCCGCGCGCCGCCGACGGCCACCGCCACAAACAGTGCCAATCCCCGCCCGGGTCCGTCGTCACCATCACCCCCGACCTGCCGTTCTCGTTCCGGTACGACGCATACAGCTTATTCGCCACCGGCACCAGATCCACGATGTGCCCGCGCGCATTGCTCGGCATCCCCGTCCCCCGGTCCGGACCGATGTCGTCCAGAGTCGAACCATACAATCGCTCCAGTCCACCCAAAAACGCCAGGAACAACTGCGTATTCCACCACGCCATCGCCTGATTGTTCCGCTCGTCGCGCGCCCGCTCGGTCGTCAGCGGCACCTTGCTGAATTTCCCGTTCTTCAGCGCCCAGATCGAATCGTCAAAGCCCGCGTTCAACTGGTTATCGTAATCCACGATCGCGTTCAAATCCGCCTCGCGCACGTTCACCTTGATCGCAGGAAATTCCCAGTTCAAGTCCGTTGCAAAGTCGGCCGGCGCCGGCGCTACATTCACCTCGTTCGTCATCTTCGCCCCGGCGATCACCGGCGAACCCTTCGTATGGTGCGTCGTTGCGCACAACAGCGTAAACTTACCCGCGCTGCTCTCCTCCTCGAAATCGCGCTTCCAGTCGCTGCCGTCCTTACGCTCGCGCATCCGCCTCATGCTCACGCTGTCGCCCTGCGCGAAGTACACGAAATCACCGAACACAACCACGTCCGTCGGCCCCGTCAGCCCGCTGTCCGACAATGCGCTCGTGGCATTGATCCGATCATTCTCCTCCGTCCATCGCTCGCTGCCCAAAATCACGTACACGCTGCCGCCCGGCGTCGGCGCGATCGGCCACGGATCGTCAGAACTGATCGTGAGCGTCGTAGACGTGTTGTCAATGATCGTCCGGTACTCCCCCTTATTCGTTCCGTCGATGATCAAACACGAGCAACCGACCCACTGGTCCGTCGCCCACGATCGGGAGGAGTCAGTCAGCGTCGTCGTGCTCTGCGACCCCTTCGCCACCCCCCGATCGCCGTTCATAATCACCCGGCCCGATCCGTTGGGGTACATCACCAGCGCGTACAACTGCCGCTTGTACTCGAAAAACTTCACCTTCTTCAGCGCCTTCACCTGCGCTGCCGACACTCGGAAGTACGGTGCCATCGAATCTGCCGTACACATCACCTGCCACTGGTTTTCCGCCGTCCCCCCCGTCGTGCTCACGGCCAGCTGGTAATCCCCGTCAGCCGCGAAATCGGCGGCGAATGCGACCCGCACGTAGTGCAACTCGTTGTGCGTGACGGCGCCCGGCGCGATCGTCGTGGATACGCCGGTCTGAATGACGCCGCCGCCCAGAACAGGATTGATCTCGATCGTCAACGATTGCGCTGGCGTGCCTAACTTCCGAATGGGAAGATACAAATAGAACGAGGTAAACGTCGTCGTGGTCGTAAAGTTCCTGGATAGCGCCCCCGTGTTCGGCACCTGCACAATCTTGACCGTATCGTCGGAAGAGATCGTGCCCGGCGAGTCCAGCCACGGCATTGCCTGAAACGACTTCTCGCACGGTGCCTCCGTATCCTGCCCGTACCCGAAGATCAACATCGGGCCATTGCACACCTGGCCCGCCACTTGAGACCATAAATTGTATGAATCGAAAAACTTCGTCTGATCCGCGCTCAGCCGCTCGTTGCCGCGTCCGCCGCTCCAATCGCCCTGGCCAACCGCCTTGCGCTCCGCCCCCGCCCCGCGCGGCAGCCGCCGGATCCCCGTCTTGCCCGGCGTCTGAAACCCAAGCGTCACGGTTCCATCCGTCAGCGTAATCGTATATTCCGGTCGTCCTGGCGTCGCCCGTGGTGTCATCCAATCCCCCAAATGACCAATGACCAATTACTAATTACCAATTACTTGTCACCGATCCGGTATATAAGAGAAGTTCTGCACCACCGGGTTACGGCTCCAGTGTCCCCCCTTCGCCCGCTCCCGCTGCTCCCGCGCAATCAAATCATTCAACTGCAGCGTAATCAACCGCTCGTCCGCCCCCGGCTGGAACAGACGCCAGCGCACGCATTTGACAGCCGTCGCAATCGACAGCCACGCCAGACTATACAACTCGCTGATCGACTGGCTGGCCGTCCTCACCTGCGGCGCGTCCACCTGGTACTCCACCCTAACCGTATCCCCGCCCCACCTCGAACTGAGACCGTCGTTGATCCTCAATATCCCGTGCTCGAATGACCAGTACGGCAGTTCCACCCACGTCACATTCCCATCCGCGTCCGTCGGAGTTCCCTGCCATACCTTCAAAATACGCGCGCCCGTCGTCAGCCCCGTCACGCTCCCCGCCAATGCGTACTCGCTGTTGCTGGAGAAATCGGCCACCAGAATATCCACCGTAGCCCGATAATCCCGGATCTCCCGTAGCGTCTCGTTCAACTTCTGGAACAGCAGCCAGCGTGGATACCGGTTCGCCATCACCCCATACTCGTCGTCCGTATTTGTCGACAGCCCGCTCCCGCTCGGCTCAAACGTAATCGTTCCGGTCGCCGCGGTGAAGTCGCTCACGTTCGCAATGACCGGTATGAAACTCACTGAGGCGGCGTATGAGTATGAGGCGTAAATGGGGCCGGACTGCGGGTCGCTCGTCGGGAAGATCAGGTGCAGCGCCCCGGTTTCGTAGTCGATCGTCCCGCGAATCTTGTAATAGAAGTAGTCCACGGTCAGCGGCTTCACATCCGTCGTCACCGACCATGCGCCTGTGTCGTAGTCGATCGCGCCCTCGATCTCGCCGCCGCGCAGCAAATTACCATTGCTATCGTCTGTCCACTTAAATCCGACAGCAACTGCAGACTCCATGGCCACGCTGCCCGGCTCGACCGGGAAGTGATCGAGAGTTGTGTCCAGGGTGTAGTACGAGTAACTTACGCTGGCCGCATTTCCAAAGGAATTGACAATCGCCCACACGCCAGTCTCATAATTGATCGAGCCGATGAACAGCCCGGTGTCAGGCTCATATATTTCACCAAGAGCATTATCAACGAGAAGAATCGAATCGGTAGTCGTGAACTGAATCGTTCCAGGCACAGCATAAGGATGCCCCAGTGTGCCCTCAAAATCATCTGGTGATATGATCTCGTCGGCAACATCTGTGACGGTCCCAATCACCTCGGCCCCAACCGACCCCGTCGTCGTCACGATATTCCCGTCGCTGTCGTCCACCGTCGTGCCCAGCGGCGTCGTCACACTCAGCGTCCCAGCCAGTGGCGGGAAGTTCGTCGTCCCGTCGAATGTCGAAGAATTATCTACCGCCCCCACCTCCTCGGCCGTCACACCAAGCGCATTGTTGCTCGTCTTCCAAAAGAACACACCGTCGTTAAACTCATCGTCGGCCGTGCCCAGCTTCGCCGCCCCCACGTGCGTATCCTTCAGCGTCGTCGTTGACCCATCGCCCGTCGCCGCCCCCTCGATCACCGCCTCCAGATTGCGTCCCACTTCCAGCAGCACATCAAACACCTTAGGCATATTCCAGCCTCCATCCCCTCTCCCTATTAGGGAGAGGGTTAGGGTGAGGGTCAATCCCACCAGGAGATGGGGATTATTCCATCCCACTCGCCACATGAGACCTACTTCCCGCACATCCAGTACAAAAGACTGGTCACATCGCTCTGGGTAACGATCGAGAATGCCGTCGAAGACGAGATGAATACGGTAGGCGAGATAGGCGTTGACGATCCGAGCGTCCCGCACACGGTCGGCGTCACGCTGAAACCATGCACAATGGAGTCGCCACTGGTGTAGTCCGTCGCCACGCCGTATTTGATCGCTCCTGAAAACGTAGCCCCGGCCAGCGTGATCGGCCCCGTGGCCGACACCCCCCCCGCCGCCGTCACCTGGAACAGACTCGCCCCGCTCACATTGTTCAACTGCAGCGCCGGCAACGTCGGCGTCGTATACAACGTCAGACTGATCGGCGACAGATCCCCGTCCGGCTTCACAAACACCTGCCGGAACGTATTCGGCACCGACTGCGAACCGATCCCCTGGCCCGCCTGCGGCGTGCCCGTCGGAAGAATTGCCCCCAACGCCGCCGCCACCACCGCCAACATCAACGCCACCCGCAACGTCACATGCCTCGTCAGCACAGCCCCAAGGGGTGTCTTCGACATCTCTGCCTCCTGCTGTCATGCCCGTGAAAACGGGCATCCAGTATTATTTCTACTCGATCACCTTATTCATCGCAAACCCCAGGATGTACGCCGACCCGCTCGTCGGTGCCGACGTAAATCCCGCCGCTTCCCCGTTCTGCGCCGTGAAACTTGGCGTATCCTTCGCCAGCAGCACCGCGAAATCGTCCGGGTCGTCCGGGCCCTCCCACAGCACCACGAAGATGTCCCACAATGCCGAGTCCGCCGGAAACGTAATCCCCGTGGCCGACTCGACATCCGTTTTCGCATTCGCCGCTGTCGCCCACGTCGCCGTCACCGCCACCGGCGATGACGCCGCCAGCTGCACATTGCCCCACTTTCCAGTCGCCTCGCTATAGATCAGCCGGTCGCCGTGCGCCAGCTCGGGCGTGATCAACACGTTGGAAATATCGTTCAACCGGAACCCCATCGCTCCGCTCATACCCACCTCCCGCTATTGTCATTCCCGCACGTTGTTAGCGGGATTAGAAACACTCCGCGCCCGTCTGTCGTGGAACCTACGGCAGTCCCCCCGCCGCCTACCCCAACTTCGTCACGGTATACCCCGGCCTCGTCCGCAAATCCGCCACGATCTGCTCCACCGTCATCTTGATCTTCGGGTCGAGCAGCGCCGCGTTCAGAATCCCCCGCCCCTCGTTGATCGCAATCCCGAACACCTTCCCGCTGTAGTTTGGATTCTGCGTCTTGATGAGGTACTGCGCCCCGATCGAATCGATCGGCATCACATCATCGGGCGTCGCATCCGCTACCATCGTGCCCGCCACAGCCGTGGCCGCACCCTTCACCTCTTCGTCCTCTTTCAACTTCGTTGCCATCGTCCTCGCTCCTATCGCGTCACACCTGTAACTATCCGTCATTCCCGCCCCGGCGGGCGGGAATCCAGCCTACGCCGTTCATCATCAGCCCGGTCGAGGCGGAAGCCCACCCCGACCGGACTACGCGACTATTGCACTATCTAACTATGCAACTATCGCACTACCTACGCCACCAGGTAATCGGCCGCCGGTCCGCTCACGATCCCGGCCGTCACCGTGTAGCCAGATACCGCCGCCGTACCCGTCACTGACAGGCTCAACGACAGATACTTCTTCTTGCTCTGCACGACCAGATACCTAACGCCGGTCGCGTTCGATGTGACATTCGGGAACGTGGCAAGATTCACGAAACTCGCGCTCGCAGAATCGGAATCAGCCACGGTCGCCGTCATTGAGCCATAGGTATGGCCCGCGATCAGCGCCGTCACCAACTCGATCCCGATCCCGGCCGCCGGCGTCTTGTCGATCGTGATCACCACGCTCGGCGTCGTCGTCACCGTCTCCGCGTTGAAAAACAGCAAACCAGAGTCAAACATTGTTTCGTCTCCTTGCGCAATTGCACACAGCGTAGGTTATGGATGTTCATGACAAACAACCATAAACCGGCACTATGTCAACTTGCGGCCATCTTGAAACCCTTCATCACGCCGATGGCGTAACGTCCGGCATTCCGCAGCCCGATCACCCAGTCGATCCGGCGCATGTACGCCGGCGTCGTTTGCAACTCGGCTCCGTTCGTAGGGTCGCGTGGATCCGTACTCGTGCCGTCCAACTGGATCACTGCCAGACCATCGTCGCCGCCCCAGCGCACCCCGAAGATCTCCGACCCCACCGCGTCGGCATACAACGCATTGCTGATGATCTCCGTCGATTGGTCGGCCTGCAATCCAACGTCCACCAACTTAGCGTCACCGAACATATCCCACTTCCGGCCGAAGTTGTCCTGCGTCGTGTTCAGCAGGCCCAGCCGGCGCAGCACCGCGCCGAACTTCAGGTACGTGTTCTCGTTCATCAGCAGCGCATTCGCGCCCGTCACGTGCACCAGCTGGTGCAGCCCGTCCAGGAAAGCGTGCTCGCTGGCCGCATCCGCCAGCGCCTTCAGCGTCACCGTCCCGCTCGACGTTCCGAGATCGACCGTCATCCGGCTCGTCAGGTTGGATACCCGCTTGCGCAATCCCTCGAACCCAAATGGGTCGGTCGCATGATCTCCGAGAATGAAGTCCGTCGAGAACTTATACGCCATGCTCTCGACCTTCATTTTCGTCTGGATCGTCAGCGGATCCTCGACCAACGTCTTGTCCTTGGTGGCCACGTAGTCCACCGTAATCTCGCCGCCGTAGATGTGGAGCGTCTCGCTCGTCTGTTCGACCGTGCCCGTGCTGGGCGTCCACGCCGCATTCAGCGCGCGCGTGCCGCTCGCCGGCAGCGTCTGCCAGCGCGTCCCGGTGACTTTCAGCCCAGGCACCGACTTGATCGGCGCCAGTTGCAGCAGCTTGCTGTTCCGCAGCAAGTCTGCGATGACGGCCTTCTCCATCTCCTGGCCGTCGCCCTTCAGTTTCATGATCTCGCTCAAAGTAGGGGCCATGTTTATTGCCTCCGCAAATTAGCCTCTGGGTCGCGCCTTCCAGTTTTGATCCTGAAGAGAGCGCCACCATCTTCATCGCCCCACGTCTGTCACCCGACTAATAGCCTTTGCCCGACTGCCTTCTTCGCTTCTCAGCCAGTTCATACAGTTCGTCGGGATCCTCAATGGTAGCGATGGTATTGCGTGTCGCGGCCCCACCGCTCGGCCCCAGCGCCGGCAACTGCCCCGGCCGGGCCGGTTGCCCGGCCTTCGCCTCGCGCGCCAATCGCGCCCGCTTCGCCTGGCCCGCCGCCTTGATGGACTCGTAATACGCTTCCTCTTCGACACCCTTGGTTTTGACCATCTTGACCTCGGGATCGTTGAGTTCAAGTCCCCAGGCTTCGCCCAGACGCTCGCCCTGCTGGGTCACGTACTCGGTGTACGCCTTCCACGCCTGTTGTTCGTCAAGTTGTTCTTCGTCCGTCCCAGGCTCAGGCTGAACCTGCTGGCGGGTCTTCGCCGCCTGCGCCTGCTCCTGTTCCCGTTGCTCCACCAACAGCGCCGTCATATCCTCGTCAAAAAACTGCTGGCCCAAGGCGGCCGCCGCCGTCTCTTCCACGCCCCGTTTCTTGGCCGTCTCCGTGACCCGCGCCGCTTGCGTCTTGCTCGCCTCAATTCGCTTGAGGATGTTGCTCTCGATCGCGCTCGCGCGTTTGTCCATGCCGCTCTGCATCTGCTTGCTAAATTGCTGCGTCAGCGTTCTAGCCTGCTCCTGCAGCGCCGCCTGAACATCCGCCCATGTCAATTCCGGCTCGCTTGGCGCCGCGACGGGGGGCTTCTCGCCGGCAGCCAACGCGGGCTGCGTCCCATCGGGCGTCAAAAGTTCCGGTTCGACACTCTGTCCTGTGTGTGTTACGCTTCCCATTCCGCTCCTTGGTTGAAGTGAAATAAAAAAACGCGCCGACCGAGCACCCGTAGGGTGATCAATCGGCGCGTTCTTCTCCGTTAGCCGTCGCAGATGTCGGCTGCTTCTACCGACAACTGCCTATTCGGTTGTCACGTCATTCTCACGAAGGTGGGAATCCAGCCTAATAACTACGGAATATTCGTGCCCTCCACTCCGCGTTTAACCCTCCCCGTCGTGCGTTCCTTCAGACAGTCGAGGCCACGCCGGATGAACGTAAGGGCCGACTCATTCTCGTGGCACGCAAACGCCCCCGTCTGAAACCCTTCCAGACGATCGATGGCGATCGCCAATAAATCCTCGTTCGTAATCCCGTTAATGCCCACCTCACCCACCGGCCCGCGCTGAAAACTAATGACGGTGCTGCTGGTGATCTCGTCGTTGATGCGGTACGAGACAACATAGAGATGTGATGCTCCGCCGTTATTATCGTCGCGCGGGTCCGCCTTGATTGTGCCTGAGCCAAGTGCGCCAACAGGGTGCCACTCAACCGCTCTGTCCAGCCTCGTATTTTCACTCATGGAGTCACCTTCTCGAACGTATACGTCTCCGTCCCATCCGCGTTCCGTCCCACCACGCCCCGGTACTCCGTCGGCATCACCCCCATCGGCACCACGTCAAACTTATCGCTCCATGCCTCATACTCTATCGAGTGGTAAGCGTACATCTGCTCAGCCCGCACCACAATCATGCCCGACAATACCTTCGCCACGAGCCGTGGATTATAGGACAAAAGATCGTTATGGATCGTAAACTTCCCAAACCGATTACCCAATTCCAGCAGCGTCGGCGGTGCCGGCATATTCTCAACTAACTCTTCCTCGGAGATTCCCGTCTCGTATGGCATCTACTCTAACTCCAACTCAAACTACATCGCCTGGCTTACCATTGGCCGCCAATCCTCCCCCTTCGCCGCCGCCTCTGCCACGGCGAAGAGTTCCTCCACCGTCAATACGATCAAATGCGGGTCGATGATGTGCGTCGCGCACGCCATCGGAATACCCGCATCCTCGCACATCCGCATGAAATACGTCTCTTCCCCTGCCCGATACTCCGCCAAGTCACTGTACGCATTCCGCCACAACCACCGCGGCTGCTTGTACTTCTCGATCAGCTGGTCAAACACCCACCGCCGGATCGCAATCGCCCCCGCCCCGCCGCTGTCGATCGGCATCACGATGCCCTCTGCCCCCTTCGGGAAACCCACCATCGGGTGCAGCTGGCCATCGTCCCCGCGCCCGAACGCCAACTCGCGGAAGTCGTCGCCCCGCATCCGGCACAACGCGACCACCACCCCCGCGCCCATGCAGTTCGTCAACTGCTCCACAATATCGAACGGTGGATCGTGATCGTCGTCCAGCATCACCAGGACATCATCAGGCTCCTGACTCATCTTCAAAAACAACTGCGTCAAAGACTCGCGCGCAATGTCCGTCGCCGTGTACCTGGCCTGCAATCGCGTGTAGCCCATCTTCTCACAGTGCTGGGTCACATTCTCAAACGCCCGCGCCGCCCGATCGTACAGAAACCGCTCGCGCAGCACCGACCAATACACCTGCGGCACCGGCAAGGCCGGCTCGAAGTCGTCAGGGAACCCGCGCTTAAATCTGTCATTGTACAGCGCCTCGTCCTGCCGATAAATATGCATGTTGTTCAAGCGATACGTGTCGTCCAGTTCAGCCGTTCCCCACAAATGATGCCGATGCGTCACCAGCGCCTTCTCCGCGTACACGTAATGCCCGCTGCGCTGCGCCCGGATGCACGCCTCCGGGTCAGCAAACTGCCGTTGATACACCGGCACCAGCAAACACCCCCCCTGCTCCCGCTTCACCCACCTTCTGGTGCAGAGCCACAGCGTCGCGTAGTCCCGCGTGATCGGTGCCCCGTCGTTCAGCCCGACCAGCCCGTCCTTATCGGGCAATGTATCCAACGCCTCCAGCGCGCACGTCAGCCAGCCGTCCCCCCACACCAGGTCATCCGAACCCGTTACCAGCAATTCCCCGCTCGACTGCCTCAGCCCCTCGTTGAACGCCGCGATCGGCCCACTGAGATGTTCCCGATAGACGAGTGTCACCAAATCGTGCCACAGTCCTCTCGTCTCGTGCTTGTTCCACACTGCGTCCCACGTCGGCCGGTCGTCGTCCATCACGATCACAACTTCCAGCGTCAACCCGGCAGCACGTAAAATCGTCGTCGTCTCAAACAGCCGCTCCACGCACGCCACCAGCTGCGCCGGCCGCCCCTTGCTCGGAATGATTACGGATACATCGACCTTGCTCAATACGCCTCCTACATAACTATCTTAGCACTACACAACCCACAAAGTCAAGTTGGCGTGACTGTCACCACTGGAGACTAATTACTTCCCTTAAATAACATTGAACGCCTGATACGTCCGATAGAACCCGTACAACTTCAGCAAGTCCCGAATCCCATCTTCTAGCGTCAGCCGCGGACTGAACCCCAACGCCCGAATTTTCTCGAACGACACCGTGAAATCCCGCACGTCCCGATCCGGCAGCGACGAATCCACGATCTCAAACTGGACGTGTTTCAAAATAGCCTGCGCGATGTCCATCTTCGAGAAGTTCAAATCCTCGTGCCCCACGTTGTACACATTGCCGGCCATCTCCCTGGCGTTCTCCAGTGCACACACGTAAGCCTCGATCGCATCGTCAATGTGCAAAAACGTCCGCTTCGAGTGCGCCGCGAACAGCACCAGCGACCGGTCGTTAATCGCTCGATAGGTGAAGTCGTTCACCAGCAAATCATCCCGCATTCTGGGACTCACCCCGAACACCGTCGCAAACCGTAGCGAAATCGAATTGTCCCGCTCCTGCACGATCTGCTCCCCGGCGTGCTTCGTCTGTGCGTACAGACTGTGCGGCGTCACCGGCGTCGTCTCGTCGCATACGCCCGCCACCGCGCCATAGATCGAAGTCGTCGAAGCGTAGATCAACAGTGACTTAGGCGCAATGGTGTTCACCAACTGCTGCGTCGCATCCACGTTGATCGCCTGCGCCGACGACGGATTCGCCGCACACGCCGGCATCCCGCTCAACCCCGCCAGGTGGTACACCACGTCGAACTCCTCCATCACCTTGCGGTGCAAATTGCGGATGTCCATCTTGAAAATTTTCAGATTAGGCTCCGCCACCAAGTGCAGCACCGGCCCATACCCGTACATGAAATTGTCGAGCAGTGTCACCGCATGGCCACCCGCCAGCAGCCGCTTCACCAGCCGCACCCCCTTATACCCGGCCCCGCCCGTGACGAGAATATTCATGCGCTCACCCTATCTTCAACCAGTTGGGATACAGCGTATGAATCAATGAGATCCACATTGAGTTCGGCACCGCTCACAAACGGCTCGCACGCCAGGCAAACAAAAATCCAACCGACTATCTTGCCCTGATTGCGGTGAGCCATCATTCTAAGATCACTCGTCGATAGGCATCGCACACAATGAACCGTGTACTCTGAATCATTTGCAAAGATATTGTCCATGAAACCATCCTTATCTTATCTGTGTGAAGGGCTGCGCGAGAACGAATTACTAATTACTCGTTACTAATTACTCTCCCAAACGACAACACCCCGTCATTCCTCTTCGTCCCCACCACCCCATTCACGGTATAGAGACTGAGTATCGTGGCCCGATCGTGCTCCCAATACCGATTGCCCAGCCGCATCCCCGTCGGCGTCTGACCCTGCACCGCCACATGCTCCGTGCATCGCCCGCCTTCGACAAACACCGTCTTCACCCCGTGCGCCCACATCCGCATGTACATATCCAACTCCCACTGCATCCCGTTGAACCTGCGGTCGGCCCCCCCCAACCGGTGATACAACTCCCGGCTGTACATCCCGCACACCGGCAGCAACGGAAACGTCTCGCTCGGCTGCCCCAGCAAATTCTGGTAAGCCGTCATGTCGACGTCGTCAATGTAATAGTGGCAACTCGCCATGAAGACCATAGGACAATCCCCATCTGTGCGAATCCCCAGAATCTGTGGACTCGCATCCTTCCACGCCGCGTACATCAAATCCACCGCCCCCGAGCTGTACACCACGTCATCCGCCGCCTGTAGCAGCGCCTCCCCCCGGCTCGCCCGCGCCGCCATCTCAAAGCACGCCGCCGGCTTCGCCTCCGAATAGATGAAGCGAAAGTTATCCGGCAGCGTGTACTCCGGCCGATTGTTCCCCACGAACACCACCTCGAACTCCACGGCATTCGTCGCCCGGATCCCCTCGACCCACGCCATCCACAACTGCGTCCGCACCGCCGACGCGAAGATGCTAACCTCTGGCCTCATCCTAAATCTCTATCCGATCACGGATCGCATTAAGCCGCGCAACCTGATCCATAATCTTATTGAACTTCACCAACAGATCAGTCGCCAACGGCACCAGTCGCTCCGCCTTACCCAACTCGAGCGGGGTCGGTTTCATATTCTCCTCATCTCTCAGAACAGCAGTCAGGCGACTCTCAAGAACATTGATAGCCTCGATCAGTTCCGCAATACCCTTTTCGAGCAGAGCCGTATGCCTGACAACCTGCGCCTCACGTTCCGGTGTAGCATTACCGTATTGATTAGTAGCCATGTTACCTTATCTCCTTATCTTTTCTGACAATTCCGCTGGATGCTAATGTCACTCTGCCTTTATCAATTACACTAACGACATCCGCAAGAATATCATCGGCTCTGTCGGGTATTGCTCCCCCGCACCGCCCACACACGCCGCCCAGCGGTCCCCTTCCCTTTTGTGGACCACATCGGCACCAATCGGCATCGACCATCTTAACCATACCGTCCTGCGTCAAATAAGGACGTTGTACGTTGGCACTCATTGCTTCACGCCTTTCTTGGCATACTTCACTGTTTGCCTAAACCCACACCACTTACACCACAACTGCGTATCGCCTTCTGGGTAGATAGGCGGCGCGTAGTGCCAGTGATGCCTGTGAGCGAATCGCACGATAAGTCGGTAAAAGAATGCGTACATGGTACCAGTACAATTACTAATCTATAATTACTTCTTCCTCACACCGGCTTCCACACCACCAGCGAATGCCCCTCCAGAAAATACGACCCCGAATAAGTCCGCTTTGCCTCGATGATCTCCACCTTCCCGTGCGCCTCCAACTCCCGCAGCCGCGGCAGGAATCCCCGCAGATACTTCCGCTTCCGGCAGTACAGCACCGACAACTGATCGAGCAAACTATCCTCATCCATCAGCTCGTCAATCGGCTCCAGATGAACGCACACCGCCGGCCGCCGCTCGATCAACCACTGCAAGAACACCTCGAACCGATCCCCCACCTGCTCCAGCGCCGCCACCGTCAGCACCCCCGTGTTATTCGTCATCCCCACCAGGTTGTCGGGGTCGTAAAAGTTGAAATGCCGCCCCACGATATTCGTCTCAATCCCCAGCTTCACTACTTCCTTAATGATCAACTGCGTCGTCGGCACCCAATCCAACCCCACCAACCGCGCCGTTGGATTGAACCGCCGCGCCCGCAGCAAATGGTACGCCGGCCCGCACCCGAACTCCATGATCGTATCCACCTGGCTCAACCACGTCTCGATCGCCCAATCCACAACCAAACAATGGATCTTGTAATCGAACCTCTCGGTGAGCGGCCGGACAATGTTCTGATTCCACCGCACCAACTCGTGCTTCCCGTGGTAACGCGGCACCAGCGCCTCCGGCTGCCGGCCCTCGCGCAGCGCCTGCAAATTCTCCCTCCAACCCGTCTCCCACTCCGCCTGCCGGTTCACCCCCGCCGCGATCAAATCATCCCGCACCAGCGTCCGCACCACGTCCAATAGATACCGCTCCCGCTCCTCCTCGTTGAGCACCGCATACCGAAGTTCCGCCGCCTCGCACTGATCTTGCAGGGCTGGACTCAACAGAGTAACCAACACATGCCCAAAAAACTCTGGCGTAATGAGAAACCTGTTCAACTCGTCCATTACTAATTACCACTTACCTTTCGTATATTCCCCTCTGCCACGCGATCGTCCGCGCCAACCCCTCCGGCAACCCCATGAACTCCACCGGCCCGAACTCGTCCGCGTATCGGCTGATGCTCATCTGCCCGTTACCCACTGCGCCGGCCACCCGGTCCCGATCGTCGGGTGGTACAATCACCGGCACCCCCAGCCACCGCCCGATCAGATTCGCCAGTTCCACGATCGTCGTCCCCGAAATTCCACCCACGTTGTACACGGGATAGCCCCCCTTATTTGGTGGGGTCGCCTGCTTGCCATCCAACAATATCATCCACAGCATGTGTACGGCGTCCGCCACGTAACAATAAGTCCTATTCGCCTCACCCCGATCGCGCAGCCGAATCTCGCCCTTGCTTAGCGCCTGCTCGATAAACGAATTGAGAACGCGCGCATCCCCCGTCCGCGTCCCAGGCCCGTAAGCCAGGCTAAGCCTGGCGACCTTCGCGTCGACCCCGTGCGTGCGATAGGCGTGGCACATCGCCTCCCCGCACCGCTTGCCCTCGATGTAACTCGACCGCAGATGCGCCGGCGTCGTCGTCCCGATCTGGTCTTCCCCGTAGGGCGAATCATTCAACCCGCTATACACCTCACTGCTGCTGCAAAAAAGAAAATGCCCGCCAGGGATCACCTTATCGAGCAATGCACACGTCACCGCTGTATTCAATTTTAGCGTAGCCACTGCCTCATCAAGGAACTTCATCGGCTGCCCGTATGTCGCTGCATGGACAATCACGTGCGCACGTGGCAAACTATCCATCAACTCCCGCTCGTTAAGGTCGCCGGTCAAAAATGTCGCCAACCCGCTCTCAGCGTAGGGTCTGAGGTGTTCTGGCACGCTGCTCCTGACCACGGCCACCACGTCGATCGGAATCCCCAACTCCATCTGGCAATACGCCAGCCCCATCAACATCTGCGTCCCGATCAACCCCGAGGCCCCCGTCACCAGCACCGTCTTGTCGGCCAGCCTCTCAACCGGAACCCCGGTCAGGCTGCGCGCCGCGTCCTCTTCCAGCAAGTCAATCCTACAAGCGGACATGAGATAATCCCCATCCTGGGGAGGAATTGATGAACTCCTCAATCCGCGCCCTGATCTGATAGCCCAACAACTCGCCCTCTTTATCGTTCTCCTCCGCCGTCCCGTAATGATTCATGAACATCTTCGGAACGCCAATCGACAAAAGTGCGGCATTCACGACGTTAGTGACATCGTGTGCCATCGTCCCTCTATAGAACGGCTCGACAACTACCACCTTACCAGACCGGCAGTGGTCTATAATCGCCTCGAAATCGAACGGCACCACCGTCGTGTAATACAACACCGTCACATCCAGATACTTCGTCGCCTCCATCACCCGATCCAGCATCGGCCCCACCGCGATGACGGTCGCCAGCGTTCCCCGCTTCACCACCACCGCCTTCCCGAAATCGATCGGGCTGCAACTCATCGCATTGCATCGCTCACTCAGCCGGAAGTACGTCGGCCACAGGTCGTCATACGCCCACTTGAACAGCTGGTCGAACTCGTCCGGCGTCCCCGGCACCACAATCTCCATGACCGGCAGCGTCTTCAACAACGCCACGTCCCCCGGCGCATGATGCGTACACCCCAGGCTAGCATAGTCATACGATGCGCCCACGCTAACGATATTCACCGGCAATGATTGGTAGCACACATCGTCCTTCAACTGCTCGAAACACCGCTCCACCGCGAACGGCGCGATCGTATGAATGACGGGTCGCAGCCCCTCCATCGCCAGCCCCGCCGCCAATGACACCATCGCCTGCTCGCAAACCCCAACGTTGATCACGCGCGCCGGCCACTTTTCAGCCGCCTCCCGGAACCCCCACACCCCGATGTCGCCCAGCAGCAGCACCAGCCGCTTATCGTGCGCCATCAACTCCATGATCGTCTTAACGAATTGCTTCCTCATCCCTTTGCTTCTTTGCCCCTTTGCGTGAGATCATTCCAACTCTGCCAGAATAGCCGTCAGTTCCTCTTTGTTCGGTGCCCGATGATGCCACGCCGGATTGTTCTCCATCTCCTTCACCCCGTTGCCCTTGATCGTGTTTGCCACAATCACCACCGGCTGATGCTCCGGCTGCCACTGCATAGCCGCCACAATAGATTTATGGTCATGCCCGTTGATGCTCACATCGAACCACCCAAACGCCCGAAACTTCTCCGCGATATTCCCCATCCGCAGCGCCCGGTCCGTCGAGTGGTTATAGTCCACAATGACAGTAAGATTGCCTAATTCATGATGCGCCGCCAGCAGCGCCGCTTCCCAGATCGAACCCTCGTTGCACTCCCCATCACCCACCAGCACCACCACCCTACTTGCCCCATCCCCTTTGCCCCTTTGCCCCTTTGCGTGAGCCTCTTTTATCTTCAACCCTAACGCCATCCCCACGCTCATCGGCAGCCCGTGCCCCAGACTCCCCGTGCTCGCCTCAACCCCCGGCACCTTATTCCGATCGGGATGTCCCCCCAGCCTGCTATCGAACTGTGCGAAGCCCTCCAATTCATCCACCGGAAAGAACCCCTTCTCGGCCAACACCGCATACAGCGCCAGGCAACCGTGCCCCTTGCTCAGTACGAACCGATCCCGCTCCTCCCACCGTGGCTTCTGTGGATCGACCCGCAGCACCTTGTCATACAGCACCCACACCAAGTCCAGGATACTCAGTGCGCTGGCGATGTGCCCCTCGCCGGCCTCGTATGCCATCTGCACGATCCGCCTCCGTAAATTGTTGAGCACCACCGCGCCACCCTCCCCTTGGAGTGGAAGTTGAAGTGCGTCCATACTATAACTCCTATCCCAAACAAAAAAGCGCCGACACCTCCCGCAGAGGCTCGGCGCTTTCAGTTCCGCACAGAACAAGTTATTCGATTAGGATCGGCCTTCCACCATTCCGGCCGTGTTATCGGTTTACGGCTTGCAATCTCATCAAGTTCTCTCGTCGGATTAGTTTGTAGAGATTGCTCAGGCAACTAGCACCGACTTACAGTCCCAGTCATTTACATCTCGTGGAACTGGTTACGGTGGCCTAGTCCTTGCCCAACTATTAAAAATAGTTTATCGAATTATTTCCGCCCGTGCCTACTGCGGTGATCACGGTCTTCCCCAGTTTCACCTTCTGCCGGCTCAGCACGGTCGGTCTACCCCTGCAAAGTCAAACCTGTTCTGACTGCCCATCGCGTTTCATTGAACACAAACCGCACCGCCTTGTCCTGCAAGCACTCGCTGCATATTCCAAAATCGTGCGGATGATTCGCGCGGGCTTCTAGTTCGGGATGCTTTGCCAGACATTGGTCACAAAGTCTCATGGTGTTTTCCTGTCCACCAGCCCTGTTTCAACTGCGGTCTGGCTGGCGGTTTTAACCCGCTGGGGCAATTGTGCAAGAGCGGCTTTAGAAAAGTTCACGGCATACCATTCCAAATTAGTAGAAGGAACAACCTGTGATAGTTTTTCAAAGTGATCAATAACTTCTTTCAACCAACCGGAAATGTATGTCATGTTAGATCCAAACTATCCCCGCTTCACCCTTCTCGGCACCGTCAAGATCGCCAGGTTACGTTGATCCATAAACTTGAAAAGGTCAGACGTCCGGCCGATGACCAGCCACTGTGTCTTGGTCACTACCCCATTCCCCGCCGCGATCTCCACGTCGAGCACATCGTCAACTTTCCAATCCGCCGGCCGCCCGGCCCCCGCTCGCCGTCCCCCCCGTTGAAATGGTTTCTTGATCCGTCGTGTCCCCATGCCATGAGTATACTTGAATAATCATCCCAAGTCAAATGCCACGACACGTTGATTTTTCGAACGGACTGAGGTACACTATCCCCATGATCTCATTCCCTACCTACACATTAAACATCCCCACCCACTACCTAGCGCCCAAACGCAACGCCCCCCGTCGCCTGCGTCGTCTCCTCCTCCGTCTCCGCAACTTCCTAAACACCTTCGATGACAACGTGGAAGCGCCCTACACCGTCGTCACGCTCGATACTCGCAAACTCATGGACATGATCAACGATCACGCCTACGACATCCGCCGCAGAACCGGTGCCGACCCGAAGTACATCATCATGGGACGCGATAAGTATTACCAACTCACAGGAGAAATAGCCCAACGCTCCCCAAGGATCATTGATCTCACCACCCCCACCACCAGCGTTATGGGCATGTCCCTCATCGTCGTCCCCTGGATCGACGGCCTCTTCTGCCTCCCCGACCTCGACTCCCTCCGCGCCTAATTACCAATTACCAGTTACCAATTACTTATTGTAGCGCCATCTCCCGCATCACCCACTCCTCCACACTCCCATACGGCTGCCCCGCCTGATTCCACGCCGCCGTAAACTTCTTCATCGCCGAACTGTTTGGCCGTCGCCCACCGAAGATCCACGCCACCGCGATGTTGCTCAACTCCGGCGGAATCGTATACCCCGCGTCGTACCAGTCCGAAGCGGCCGGCGTCTCGTTCTGAGCGTACATCTTCGCCGTCTCGTCCAAATACGGCTGCACCGCCGGATACTGACCCAGAAAACTCCGTCTCCAATCCCAATACACCTCAATCGCCGGATTGTCTTGAAGGAACTGATCACGCACGCGCACCGCCACCGCATTCTGCATCTTCCCCGCACTCCCCACGTACCCCGCCAGTGACGGATGCTGCGCCTTCCATCGATCCACCGCATTCCAGTACGCCGTCAACTCAGGATGCGCCGCCTTATACTGCCGCCGCTCCGTCGACCCCTTCGGCAAATCCAGATACTCGCCAATCACCTGCTCGATGTTCGGCCACTGCGCCCGCACCAGTCCCACGAAATCCGTCACCGCCGCCGGCGCCCCAGTGAAGTCCAACTTCTCGTGGTCGAGATTGAAATACTCCGTCTGCGCATCGCTCACATTCGGCCAATTGAACATCGCCTCGCGCAGGGTGTAGTACCCCTCGATCTGCTTCGCCGTGATCGGGTCCGTCCACTCCACCGGCAGCGGCTTCACGTCCGGCCCGTTCGGGATCATCATGCCCATTGTCGCCGCCCACTGCTGCAGCGTCTCGATCGGAATCGAAGAGTACGAGCGCGTATCCTTGTTCAGGAACATCGTATCGAAATCGTTTCCGAACGCCTGTTGCACGTCCAGCCGGTAAGCGTGCGGCATGTTCGCCCACTTCTCCCACACCTTGTCGACCAGGAAATTCCGAAGCCGATCGTCCTTGTTGTCGTACAGCGCCAGCCGCGCCTCGTATTCGGGATGCTCGTTAAAGAACTTAGTAATCGACCCCGTGTCGCCGTTGTTCTGCGCCTGCCACGCCGCGCTGTACAGCAGCCCCAACTCGCGTTGCTTCTTCTCGCCTTCGGGATAGACGCCGACCGCCGATCCGAACAAGCCTCCGAAGCCCGTCTGCCAGAAATTCATCGTCGCCTCGCGCGCCACCGCAATGTCGAACGCCTGCCCCTTGCGCTCGATCATCGCCGTCCGCGCCTCGTCTGCACTGATCAACCCGTCGGCCGCCATATTGCTGATCTCTCGATCGATCCGGTAATCCGACCATTGATCGAACACCGGCAGCCCCAGCGTCCTCGTCACCCCATTCACCAAATTGTCGCCTACGCCCAGCGCATTGCTCACCGCCCGCGCGTATCGCGTCAACGGCACCGGCGAGTTCCGTTCGGGATGTCCATTCAACTGGTTGTACGCCATCGACAACGGCAGGTGGGGCGACAACACCGAGAACGCCAGGTCAACCCCGTCGACGTCGAGATTCGGATCCTGCTTCTTCGCCTCGGCGATCGCCGACTCCCACAACGTCCCGCTGTGGCTCTCCAACGCAGACCGCACTTGGTCGGCGTCCTGCTGGTCGTCATCCTGCCAGCCCGTCAGAATCCTATCCGCCTTCGCCGTCAGCCGGCCCTCCTGCTCCGCGAACTGCTCCCACGGATAAATGAAGTTCTGGATCGGCAATCCGATCTTCATCGGGTCTATGAAGATTCCTCCCCCCATCCAGTCCGGCAAAAACGGTAGTGGAATCTTGATCCTTCCCGCCAAACGGCTCGGCGTCCCCTCGCGCGTCACCTCCGTGTTCAAAAACTTATTGATTCGGAAGTACGACGCGACGAGGCTTGGCTTGTCGATCGAGTGCAGCGCCCACTTCATCATGGACTGGGTAGTCCAGAACTCATACGGGAACACCATCCCCAACAGCGTGTTGTACTTGTAACGCCGACTGTAGTTCAACAAAGCCGCATCGCGGAGCCACTCCCCCCACTTCATCGCGCCCAAATTCGTGTTCGACATGTTGCCGTATTGCTGGTCCAGCCAGCGATTCAGACCCAATTTAGCCGGCTCGTCCAACGTCTGGCCCGTCTTCACATACGGGCTTTGCAAACCCTCGATCATCCTGCTTTCCAGCGCATCGATCACCGGCATCGTCTGCTTCTGCCACACATCCATTGCCGCGCTCGCGTAGGGCGTCGGCATCGACCCGATCTCGTTCACGATCCCCGGGGGCAGTGGCAAACTCCCCGGCTTGATAATGGGTATCGCCGTCGTCGTCCCATTCGGATTCTCAACCGTGACTTGCTTGGGCGTCACCTGCTTCACAACCTTATTGCCCTCGCTCGTCGGCACACTCTCGCCCTCGGCCATCTTATACAGTTCCAGCCCGCCGGTCGGCGTATCCACACCCCATAGCGCCTGCTTGCTCAACTGCCACAACGTGTCCTTCTTCGGCGCTTCGATCGCAAACATCGAAATCTGGTGTGGGTCGGCGCTCGCCTTGACTCTCGAAGCGTAGTCCCGAAGTAGTATCCCGATCTTCTTCCCGCTGCGACCCAAATCGTCCAGCGTCACCAGCACGTCCGTCTGGAACGGCGTCAAATCTTTCTCGAAGAGTTGCATCTGGCCCAGGTAGTGCGCCACCGGCGTTCCCTCCGCCCGCAGCGTCGCCAACTTATCCACACTGATCGCCAGGTCGTTGGCGATGCTAAACTCGGCATATCGGCTTCCGCTGGCAATCAATCCTTCCGCCCTGGCTACGTCACCCAAACTCGCCATCATCCCGTTGGCGATGCGCTTGATGTCGTTGTCGGTCGATTCAAAGAACACCCGCACCAGTCGTTGCCCGGCCTCGCCCGGATAGGTCTTTGCAAACAGCGCCGCCGTCATCCGCTTGATCCCGTTCTGCGAAAGGTTGCCGGCCGCATCGACCACATCGCCCCGCTCCGTCTCCGGCAGCGCATCCACGAACGCCCTGACTGCATCAATGTTCGCCGGCGACCGCAGCGCCTGCTCGATCGTCTGGCTCTCCCCGATCGTCAGACTGTTCAGGATGACGGGCGATAGAATCCGCGCATCCCGCTGCGCCAACTCGCTCGCGCTCATCGCCGCGCTCGGCGTCACATTCGCCGCGCGCGCAAACTCCATCCTCTCCGCAATGGCATCCTGAGCGGAGCGGAGCGCAGTCGAAGGACGCTCCCTCACCAGCACCGGCCTTGTCATCTGCCCCACCTGCTCCGGTGCAAACCCATACTCTCCCGCTCTGGCGATCAGTTTATCCCGATAGTCCGCATACTTCTCCGGCGCGTTGTCCGCCACCATCCGCAGCGCCAGCGTCCGCCCGTTCCCGCTCTCCACCACGCCGTCCGCGCCAACGATGGGCGCTCCACGATCGATACTCCTCACATCGTCAAGGTAAGCTGCCGACTCGAACTTGCTCGCAATCTCCCGCACCTGCAACATGTTCACCGCGTTCGCCCGATCGCGTGGTTGCAGTTCCGGCGGATACGCCGCGTTCACGTTGCCCACGCTGTCGTGACTGGCGATCAAGTCGTCCATCTCCACCAACCGCCAGCGCAAATCGTATGTCTTCGTTGGGTCGGCCCCGCGCGCCGTCGTCGTTCCGCCCATGAACCCCCGCCCGTTCGGCGCTGGTATCCCCATCACCGCCGCCGGCACCGGATCGCCCACCTGATACAACACCTGCCGCGGCGTCTGTTCGATCGGCGACTCCACTTGATCGTCGGCCAAATCCTCCGCCTTCATCGACGCTTCCGTGTCGGCGTTCACGCCGTCCACCTCGGCCACCTTCTCCGCCGCCACCGTCTGCAGGTTATCCATGTACGCCTGCAACTCCGGCATCCGTACCGACAACTTCTTCCACTCATCTTCCTCTGGGAACGTCTCGCGCAGCCCGGCCTCCGCTGCCGCCACGCTATTCCGCGCCGCCGTCGCATTACCGCTTGCGGTCTGTGAGGCGATAGTGATGTCGTCGGCAACGTTGCGATTTACAATCTGCCCGACCGTGACCGCGTTCTCTTCACCCAGCCAGAAGCCGCCCATCCGCCGGTAGATGATGGTCGGATCATCCCGAAACGCAATCTGCACATCGAACCACGGCCGATCCACAATCCGCTTGCCGTCCCGATACTCGTTCCGTCGCGCCGTAACCTTGACCTCGAAGCCGCTCGACGTGTCGCCAATCGTCCGCCACACCGCGCCCAGTTGCTTCGCGTTCTCCTCATTCATCGCCTCGAAATTCTTCTTCACGTAGGCGATCACTTCGTCGCCGGCCTCGCCTACCTTCTCGATCGCCTTCCCGTTCAGCGTCGCCCCGAACTTCTCCGCGCGCCTGGCCGCCACCTTCTCCGCCGTTGCCGCATACTCCGCCGCCTGCTTCTCGTAGAACGGGATGTCGCTCTGCGCCCGCGCCAATCGCCGCTCGTAACTCTTCTGCCGGTCGGCAAACTCGTTGCGCGCCATCTCCAGCAGCGTGTACCGGCTCGACACGTCCACGTATTCCAGCGCGCGCGGGTCGTTCCACGTCGAGACGTAGGACATATCGAAGCCGCTCGCGCCCGCGTCCGGCGTCTCGAACGAATCGATCGTCACATCTCCGCTGAAGATCTGGTTCATCAGCTTGGCCTTGTTGACGATCAAGTTCCAGTTGAAACTGTCGCCGGAGTTTTCCAGCATGTAGCGGTGAATCTGTACGCTCTTGTCCCACGCCTTGTGCAGGTTCCCCGGCCGCAAGATGCGACCCTCACTTTGCGTCAACTCACTCGGCTTGTACGGCACATCCACTTCATGCACCGCAAATAAGCGCCGCTGTAAGTTCACGCCCGTCCCCAGGCCCTCGTAAGTCCCGAACACGATGCGCACCTTGCCGTCGTTCACCGCCTCAAATAACTCGCGCCGTGCCGCCATCGCCTTCGCCACCGCCTTGTCACTCGCCCCGCCCAGTGGGTAGTCCTGGATGTAGGCGATCTCTTCTTTCGGCACGCCAGCCTTGATTAATTTGTCACGCACGTCGTTGTAGATGCTCAACTTCAGCCGCGCCGCCGCGCCTTCCTCCGCCGCCATCGTGTGCTCGTACACCCCGCGATTCAGGAAGATCAACTGCGCGCCGTTGTAGTCCTGCGTCTGCTTGTAAATCTCATCCACGTTCTTGACCAGCGTGTTGACCTTGCTATCGCCCGCATCGGCCGCCGCCGCGTCGTACAGCCGGATGTCCAGCGCCACGTCTTTGGCATCGTTCATAATTGTAAAGGCGTAATCCTCCGCCTTCTCGCCAGGACGCGGCGGTTTAATATTCTTCCACCGCCGTTGAAAGTCCTCGTTCAGCCTGATCTGATACTCCGTCTGCGGGATCACATGGTTGATAATGTCGAACGCGGGCCGCTCCAAACTCAGCATGTCCGCCGTCTGAATGTCTGAAAACTCGAACAGCAGCGGCAGCAGCGCCCGCCCGTTCTGGTATTCTCGGAATCGGTTGACGCGCGTCCAGGCCCCGCCTGTCGCGCTGCGTTCCGGCCGGCCGTAGATGTTCGCAAACATCGCCGCCCACGCATTGAACGACTCAATGCCCATCGCCTTCAAGCGGTCGCTGTACAGGTACTTCATCATCGTGTACAGTTCGCTGCCGCTGTTGCTGAGCGGCGTACCGGTCGCAAACGTGCTGCCCCCGCCCCGGCTCTGCAGGTACTTCAACTTCATATACAGGTCTTCGGCCCGCTGGCTGCTCTTGCCGGTGCTGCCCAGCCCGCGCACGTGCGTCGCCATGTTCGTGTCGATCGGCAAATTCTTGAACTTGTGCGCCTCGTCCACAAACATCTGGTCCACGCCCAAATCTTCAAACGTCAAGCCCCGATCGCGCCGCGCCTCCAACTTCAAGAACTGCTCCTCGACCTTCGCCTCTTTCCGGGCGATCGCCTTCTCCTTCTCCTTGACGGTCTTCCCTTTCTTCCTGGAAACACGCGCCTCTTTCGCCGCTTGTTCGGCCGCCGCCTTCTCCGGCGTGCGCAGTTGTTCCCCCTCCTTCTCGATCTGATTTTTCAATCTCCGGATCGACCGATCGAGCGCTGGGTCTTGCTGCCGCAGGTCTCGCTCACTTCCGTAACTCGCCGCCTGATCGTTTAACTCGTCCAGCAATATCTTCAGGCTGTCGATCCGCTCCTGCTTGTAGGCATTGAACGTCTCGTCGCGCACCGGAATCAGCGTAAAGGTCGAGTGCGGCACCAGCACCGCGTCATACTCACCCGCCGCGATCTTCGCCATCATCAGCGTTCGCCTCGCCTCGTCGCTGATGTCGCGCGCCGTCAGTTCCAGGATGTTGGCCGTCGGGTACATCTGGTGGAACTCTTTCGAGAAGTCGGTGTAGTTATCTTTCGGCACCACGTACATCAGGTTGTGGCGCAGCCCCATCCGCCGCTGTTCCATGCCGATCCCGATCATGATCCGCGTCTTGCCCGCGCCGACATCGTGGAACAAGCCAAAGTTGGGCGTATGCACGCCGCGCCAGATCGCCGTCAACTGTGCGTCTCGCAGCGGCTCGATCGTCTCGCTCATCCCCGGTAATCGCTGGTCGGGGTAGACCTTTCGCCCATCGTACTTCCGGTTCACGTTCGACGTAAAGGTGTCGTTGTACGTCTTCTCCAAATCGGCCCGCCGCGCCTCGTCCGTCCACACCCACTTGTCAAACTCGTTCTCGATGCGGGTGGCTACCAGTCGCGCCGCTTCTGTCTCTTTCGCATTGATGACACTAACCTCTACACCCGCGTCATTCTTGTAGGTATCCCGCACCTCGATCTTGCGCCCGCTCAGAATCGAATCCACTAAATCAATCCCGCTGCGCCGGTTCGTGCTCCACTTCGCCGCCATCTGGTTCGATCCGCGCGCCCATTGTGGTGCCGCCATCACCCAATCGCCCGTCTCTGGAATGTAGCGCAGCCATTGAGCGCGCGTCGCGTCGTAGCCATAGTTCGCCAGATGCGCCACAAACTCCTGCACGTAGGCCGGTTTGATCCAGCCCGCGCCCAATTTCACCTTCATCTTGTCGTAGCCGATCCAAGCCGGCTGCGCCTTCTGCAATGCCGCGACGTTGCGATCGTAGTCGGGGTCGGCCTTCGCCAGCAGTTCCGCCTGCGCCAACTTCTGCCGCACGTTCCCGCTCAGGTATTCGTCGTCCGTCACCCACCCCGCTTCCGGGTCGTGATACACCAACGCCCCTAATTCGTCGGCCAAGGTCTGTACATCCTTGCCCGTCATGCGCGTCATCTGGTCGAAGTCCACGCTGCCCCTCGTCAGCAACGAGATCGCCAGCGCGTCGTGTGCATTCTCCGCCGTCGTCGGCAACCCGCGCGGCTTGATCTTCGTCAGCAGCGTTTCCTTTTCGATCTTGCCGGTGGTCTCGTTCACCTTCTCCAATGACAACATCAGCGGATAGTCCGGGTCATCCGCGAACAGCCGCCGATTCGATCGCTCGTTGAAGCGGCCATGCTTCTTGACGTAGGCATCATACGCCGCGTCGAGTGATTGCTGTGCCGATCTCACATCCGTCTCTGGCCGGGCCTCGCGCAGCGCATCGATCACGTTCTGGTACGCATCCCGCACCGTCACGTAATCCGGGTATCTCGCCAATGCCTGATCCCAATCGGCCGGCTTCACATCGGCTGGCTTCTCCAAACCCTTTAGCGTCCCCTCCACCGTGTACTGCCGGATCTGCCCCTGGTCGTTCTTATAGATCGCGTTCGGCTTGCGCCGCTCGCCCGCCGCCCCGCGCTTCCGGCCAACGATCTCCGCCTCCATCTCGGTCGGCAGCAAGTGCGTCCGCGTCCGAATCACATCCTCCGGCAGCCGATCGATCGTCTCATTCAACATGCGTGGCAAATCGTCGGGGTTGTCCAGTTTCAACGTCAACTTGGCGACGGCGTTCATATCCTTCTGGAAGTCTGTCTTACTCCGAAGACTGTATTCATCGAACCGCTTGTACATCGTGGACTCGGCGGCATTGCCGATCATCATCTCTGGATGATCGCGGTAGTATTCGTTGATCTGGTAGACCTTCCCATCCTGGCCCGTCCAGTCCACCACCTTGAACCACTGGGTATCCGTTGGCGTGTCGCCGATCAGCCGCTTGCGCAGGAAGATCACGTCCGTCATCACCTCGGTGCCGGCATTCTGCTTAAAGGCCGTATCTGGCAATCGAATCGCCCCTACAAAATCAGCCCCGTTCGTATGCAGCCATTCGCGCACTCGTTGGCTCGTCGGCGCGTCCATCGTGAACGAACTCGTGATGAAGGCGATCATCCCGCCCGGCCGCACTTGATCCAACGCCTTGGCGAAGTAGTAGTTGTGGATCGACCCGCGCAGCCAGTGCGGGCGACTCAGAAACTCAGCATCCGCCACACCGAAGTTTCCGAACGGCACATTGGAGATTGCCAGGTCGAAGTAGTTCTTGGGCAGAGGGAGATCCTGATACGGCGAGATGTGATTGCCGGTGCCCTGATACAACTGGTTCAATATCCGGCCCGTCAGCGTGTCCATCTCGACCGTTACGACTTTTGACTTGGCGAACAGTTCCGGCGGCATCGCGCCGATGAAGTGGCCCACGCCGGCCGCCGGTTCGAGTACCTTGCCGCCGTCGTAGCCCATCCGCTGCACCGCCTGCCACATCCCGCTGATGACATCGAACGAGGTGTAGTGCGCGTTCGTCGTGCTGGCCCTGGCCGCGGCGTATTCCTCCGGCGTCAACAGATCCTTGACTTCGGTGTATTGGTCATACCACTCGTTATTTAGATCGCGGCGTGTCTTGTAGTCCCAGTGGGTTCGCGCAGCGTTCTTGTTGTCGAAGACCTCGGCCAATCCACCCCAGCCGACGTAGCGCACCAGCACCTCTTGTTCTTCGGGTGTGGCCTTGCGCCCTTCCGCCTCAAGTTGTTTCAATAAGCGAATGGCTTCGATGTTTTCGCGGTACTTCGTCTTCTTCCCGCCCGCGCCGAGGTGATCGGATGCGGTGATGTGGTAGTTGTTGCCGGTCGCCGCCTGCGGGGTATTGCGGGCGTGCACGACCGGCGGCAGGGTTGCCCCCTCTCCCTCATAGGGAGAGGGCTGGGGTGAGGGTGCTACTCGCTCAGGCTCGGCTCCGGCAACTCCTCCGGCTCCGGCGCGTCTTCCAGCGGCCAGTCCGCCTTCACCAACTCCAGCGCCTGGTCGTAACTCCGTCCCTGGCTCATTAACTCCGCCAACTGGTCCTTCGACCGCTGCGCCAGGCTCGACACCAACGGCAGCAATTGGCCGTCCTGCTCCCACTGGTCCACCACCTCCGGCCGGTGGAACCACCACATTTCCAATATCTCCTGGCCGAACGGGGATAGCCTCCGGTATAAGTCCTGCAACTTCGGTGGTAGTGGGTTCCAATCGTTGAGCATTGATGACCCCCTCAAATTCCTTACGGTAGCTGTCGATCACCTTACGACGGAAGCCGCCCATCTGCTGCTGGCCGACTTCGGTGAAGTCACCCGCCGTCGCCGGCTTCCAACTGCCCGTCGCCCGATACTCGACTAAGGGCGAACTCGTCCAGTTCCCGACCGGCATCTCGTCTTCCCACCGCTTCACGCGCATGATGTCGTTCTTCGCGCGGATGTAGGCGGGGCGTTCCGTAACAATTATATCACCGCTCGGCGTCACCTCACCGGTCAAATGTGTGACAGTTTCCTGAACAGGTACAGCCTCTGTTGTTACATGGGTAAGTTCATCTTCGTTAAATGAATAGGTTCGCTCCGCTAGATTCAGACCTTTCGGTTCGACCATGACGCGCCCATTGTCCGCGTATCCAGTCACGACATACGATTCCATAGCGCCACGATTAACAACATCACCAACATTAAACTTATGTGCTACTGGAACCGCCGCCGCCTCATTCAATTGCCCGGCCACCCGTTCCGCCTCAGCCTGTGTCACATCCTGAATAAATGATCCACCCTGCTCACGATCTAGAACAGCGTATAGCCTTGTCCGAGAATTACGCACCACCTCATAGCGTGCCGCCACCGGCACAGCCTCCGCCTCAGTGATCAGTCGATCCTTATTGACCACCCTCTGAATCGCGGCCGATAATTCCTTAGAGGTATCAACCCGTGACGTACTCACGTCGCCCTTGCGCGTGTCGTAGGTCATGTATACACGCTCGCCCGACCTTGACCGTGTATCGTGATAAACCCTAAGATACCCGCTGTCTGATACGTAATCTTCATTGAACCACTCCGGCGGCTTGAATGCCGGCGCAACTCCCTCTCCAAGCAAGGGAGAGGGCTGGGGTGAGGGTGAAACCTCTTCCAGTTTCGGCGTCTCCTTCAGGAAATATTGTGCCTGCTCGACCAGCTTCTCATTCGGCATCGCCAATAACTTATCGTAGAACTCGCCCACGTCCTTATTCTGCCGAGCCATGTGACGGGCGATCAACTCCTCGCGCGTGTCGACCAGCGTGCCATACGTCTGTCCCTCTGGACTTCGATACGCAAAACCGTCCACCCGCCACTCACTTGTGCCCTCTACCCCCCTTGGAAAGAAATCATTCCGATACCAGTTACCATCATCACCCTTACGGGATGTTACTTCGACAATATCCGGCGCCCGTGCCCGTGTACTATCCGCAATCCTACGCGCGATGTTCTCGCGTCCGGCCATCACTCCCTCGCCCCCGAAGGCCCCAGTTCTTGCGGGGTAGGGAGAGGGTTGGGGTGAGGGTACAACTTCCGCCGGCGTCACCGGCCTCGGCTCCACCATCTCCACCCGCTCTAACGGCACATTCTCAATCCGGCCAATCGGAACACCCCGCACCGCCACGATCTGATCGACGTTGACCGATACGTATGTGTCAGTACCGTACACGTTCAAATCAATCGTGCCCGTCAATTCCTTGCCGTCTCTCGTCGTCCACTTTACCCGATCGCCCTTCTGAAACGCCGTCTGCGCCACATGCCTGGGCGTCACCTGGTCAGGCAGTACCGCCCCCCGCCCCGCATCCAGGAACTTCTGCACCTCCGCCACATCAGCACTTACCACTTCCAATTTACCACTTACTTCTCCCCCTTCCACCACCCCCGCGAACTTCTTCGCCGCCGCGATCGTCCGCTCGCTCTGCTTTGCCCACCACAACTTTTGCGGCTGGCTCCATCGGAATCCCGCTGCGTGCAATTCGTCCAGCGTCGCCTGATCCGGCTTGTCGTCAAAGATGATCTCGACGCCACTCTTCGCCTTGTTGTACTGCATCCGCACACCCGTCGCCGTCGCCACCGGATTGATCTGATCCGCCGCATTCACCACCGGATCGGGTGTGATGTACTTCGCCGCCTCCTCTGGATTCTGTGCCGTCCACTCAGCAATCACGCGCCGCGCCTCAGCCGCCGACTTCTCGTAACCCTCTGCCTTGCGGATGTCCTCCGCTCGTGGGACTGGCGTTCGCCGTCGCCGTGCGCTGTCACGCGCGCTGCGGGCCTTCTTGAGATCGTATTGAATGATGCGCTCAAAATCCGCTGGATCGTGGGGCGTGCCATTCACTTCCGGCCACCTCACCACCGCCGGCGCTTCCCCAACCTCGTGCTGCAACTCGCCCATCCGTGCCGATACATCCGTCCCAACATCCGTCTTAACCCGCACGTACACACTCTGCCCGGCGTCCGTCCCGTATATCGACTGCCATTGCAACGTATCCACGCTCGAAATAACGCCGTGCTTCCCGTCCTGCAAGGAAACCCGATCGCCCACCTTAAACGCCTCATCGGGTGGATTCACCACGTCGGCGTGTACAGCCTCAGTCACTTCCACTCGATCGCCGCTGGGCTGGATCAACTCCTCACCCACCTCCGCCGGCGAGACGCGCGTCTCCGGCTGGCTTGGCGCATACTCGACTTCCTTCGATTGCTTGATGTATCCCTGACCGTCGTCGCCTTGAATGAATACCCGCCCATCGGCTTCCACTCTACCGCTGGCCGTTCCCGTGCCATACTTCCCGGTCTCCCGGTCAACCCACTCCAGCCGATTCCCGCGCTCGCCCAGCCGTGAACCTCGCACGTATGGCGACTCAATCAGTTCGACCTGTGCCAGTTTCCATCCATACTCGTCCGCATACGCCGTCATCGTTGACTTGCGTGCCGCGCCCAGCCGTGTCCCCATCAGCTCTTCAAAGTCACGCGCCCGTATCTCCCGCCACTGCTTCGTCGCATAGGGCTTACTCGGCTCATCGCTCCACGCCACAACCGGATCGCCGTTCTCGTCCCACCGCACCACCTTCCCGATGTCGCCGTTGTTCCGCACGAACACCGGACGATCGGCCGCCAGGTTCGCCTCATCCCAACCCGTCAACCATTCCTTCCAGCCCTCGCTTGGCATCGTGCTCGGCGGCACCCGTGGCACGCCGCGCGCAAACGCACCCCGCCCGATCTCTCGTGCTGCCGCTACTGCAACATATCCCGTTGCGGCTTCGGCCTTCGTCACCAGAAACGGGTAATCCGCCAATACTTCGGCCGGAACAGGCAGACCTTTCTCAAGTGCATCCCCGACAGCCGCCTCGTGCTTCGCCAGCGTTAAGACTCTAGGATCATCGAACCCTTCGCCTTTTTCTAACCACCCGTCACTACGACCACGCACATACTCAAGGGCTGCTTTTCTAAGTCGGGTCTCTCCCTCAGAGTCCTTGAATATATTCCACGGCTTAGATAGAAACTCGATCGCGCTCTGGCCTTTCTTAAGATTCTTTATTCCGCCGCCTAGTACCCTTGAAACCCACTCGGCCTTTTTAGTGGCGACTCTCTCAAGCCACGGTTCAGCCGTAGCTTCATCTGGCTTGATGTATCCGATCTCGACCAGCTTATCTCGGCCAATACCCGCTACCGAATCTTCCACTTTTGCCAACGCTTGCGCTTCTCTCTGCTTACGAATGTCGCCCTGTAACCATTCATCACGCCTTATCTGCCACGGCTCTTTAGCCGCACCCGCCGCTACTTCCCCGCCGGTGGCAACACCACCTCCAAATGCCCGCCCGCCTGCGCCAACCCCTGCGCCTTCAACTGGTTCAACCATTCCACCAGGTCGTTCCCCTCTGGCGCTGCGTTCTCCGCTGGCAATTCGGGCGGCTTTGTCGGCGGCAAGTCCTGCTTCGGCAATGGTCGCATCTGTCCCGTACCCATAACTGAACCTCACTCCCGTTGCTTCGTGCGTGCTCCCGTCGGGATTCACCCAACGGACTGTGGCATGATTCAATCGGTCGCGCACCCGCTGCATCGCGGCCTGCGCCTCATCCACATTATCGAACTGCGCGTAAAACTCGTCGCCTGAAATATGATAGGTTTCAATCCCTTCCTCACGCAGCGCCTGCGCCTTCGCCCGCAGCAGCGCATCGCCGGCCCCGTGCCCGAAGGTATCGTTCACCCACTTCAACCCGTCGACGTCAGAATGGACCTGAATCGCGCGCTTGGCCACCAGGTGATAAGCCGTCACGCTCGGCGCATTGCTCACCGGATTCACCAATATCTGATCCCGAAGTATCTGGATAGCCTCGGCCCGATCCGCAGTAGTCATCTCATCGATCGACGCTCGCAACGCCACGTCCACCCGCTTGTTATCGACCACCACCGGCACCAGATCGGATTGAACTGGCTTCACCCAACGTCGTTGAGCCTTCTTCTCAAGAACTGGATAATCCGCTAGAACCTCGGCAGGAACTGGTCGCCCGTCATCAATGGCCTTATTGACAGAACCCGCGTGTATTTCCTTGAAGTGCTCGATCTCTGTTTTTCTATCCTTTGTATCAAGGATGTCTGGACGGTCCCTGAATCTCTCAAGTTCTTCTTGCCAGCTATCCAACGCATATTCATCGCGCCGAATCTCCCACGGCGCTTTAGGCTTGACGAAGGTTGCTGGCACAGGTGCCACCTCACCAAACATCGGCCCCGCTTCCCTTTGCGGCTTTGCCCCTTTGCGTGAGACCGCCCCAAACTCCGGCCGCGTCTCAAACCCCGGCAATCGCTCAACCGGCACAGCCTCAGCCGGCGCAAACGACTCGACCACCCCACGCCGGCCAGCCCCGCTCACCAATGGCAAATCCTCGCCCAGCGGGAACATCGCAGCCTGTTGAGGCGATGTCCTGAACGCCTCCGCCCGCATCTGCTGGAACTGCGCCGCCACCTGCTCCGGTGCCTGAACCACCTCCGGCGCAACGACTGGCTCTGAAACAATCCCCGTCCTCTGGGGGGACGGTTTCATAGCCTCAATCTCCGCCGGCGTACTCGCCACCGCCGTAATATCCTTGCGTGGCACCGTGATCTCGCGCCCGCTATCCAGCACCAGCTTCGCCCGGCCCGGCGTGAATACGTCAATCACCTTCCCGATCTCGTCCAGCCCCGTCACTGCCACATGCGCGCCGATCAGCGATCCGTCGCTTACGTCCGGCCCCGTGAACAAATCCGGGAACTTACGCTTGAGATTCGGATACTGCCCGTCCATCACCTCCGCTCGCACCGCTACCACCTGCTCCAGATCGACCGCATCCCCGCGCCTGAACGCATCCAGCAGCGCACCCTCATACGTCATCCCCGTCTGCATCATCCTGCCGCCGCTGTCGAATGTTCCCGTATCCATCAACGGCGACACAATCGCCAGCACGGGGAAGCCGGCCTGCTTCGCCGCCGCCAAACGACGATGCCCATCCGTTACCACATGCCCGCCGTCGATGTGTTCCACCACACGAATTGGCGGAGCGTTCCTGCCTTCTCTCAGCCACGCCGCGTATCGATCCGCATCCCATCCACGACCCTGTTCGTTGCCTTCGACCATGTGCTCGGTCGGCCGCAGCGTATCAGGATCAAGCAAGCGCACCTGCTCGATCTCGTGCCCGTATATTCCGCCATACGCATCGTCAATCACCCACTGCCCAGGTCGCAGCGGCAGCCGCTCGAACACCGTGCTCGGCACCGTCTTGCTCGACGCAAGGATACTCTCACCCTGCACATACTGACCGGAGTAGGCCGACCGATAGTCGCTCTGCTTCACGAACTGATCGACCCGCAGTCCGTGCGGTACATTCGTCATCGGATACGCCGGCTCGACTTCCGTCAGCAGCCGGTCATACACCGCCCGCATCTCCGGCGTTAAGTTGATGTCGATGTCCGTACCCTTGATGCGCTTGTAGACCTCGACCAGCCACTTCTTGAACCGCTCAAACAACTGCCTTAACTGTGGCGTCGGCGCGTACCCGTCCACCATGTACCGCTCGAACCCGCGCGCCCACTCCTCCTGTGCCCCGTTATCCAACCCCATGCGGATCGCCTGACTGCGTTCAGTCCCCTGCCCCACGATCTCCCCACGCCGATTACTCACAACCGTCACGCCATCGCGCTCGACTGCTTCCCATCCTGTCGGCAACGTGTCGCTATTCGCCACGATGCGCCCATCCACCAGCGCCACATCCAGGCCGTGCTCCGTTTTCAGCCAATCTCGGAATGTCCCAACGTCATCCAATGCCTGCTTGCTCACGTGGCTCGCATCGTACAAATCATACAGGAATCCATGCGCCGCCTCGTGCACGAACGACGATGTATCCCGCGCCTCAAAACCCCGTATCGTCCGCTGCCACCCGTCCACCAACTCAAACGCCGCCTTCGGCGCCCTGCCCCCTCTCCCTTCGAGGGAGAGGGCCGGGGTGAGGGTGGGTTCCATCTGGAACAACGGCGTCCCATACTGATCCGTCAATCCCCGCGCCGCCGGATACTTCTTCGCCTCCTCCACCACCGCATTCAACCGATCGATCTGCTCTGGCGTCTTCTCCGGCCACGCCGACGGACTCACGAACCGGCCACTCTTGATCGCCTGATCGACCTCAGCCTGTGTAAACCCAGTCTCGCTCGCCCACTGTGCAAATTTCTCAGGCCCTATCGCCCGTGGCGCTTCGCCAATGACACCCGCCCACAGAGAATAAAATTCCTCGGCCGGCAAGTCAAACGTCCGGCTCCATACCCCCGCCTGTGCATCCATCAACGCCATCAACGCCGCCACCTTATCCCCGTAGTCCGGCGTCGCCGCGTCATACCACTTCGCCGCCACCTCGTCAGCAAACCGTTGCCGTGTCCATGCCGGCGCAGCCGCAGGACCATCACCCGGCAGCGGAGCCACCAACTCCGCCGCCGCCACATTCACATCCGCATCCGCCTGCACCACCTTCGCCACCTGATCCGTAGCAGACAGAGCGCCATCGGCCAACCGCTTCGCCGCGTCCGTCTCAGCCATCTTGCGCGCGACGTCCGCCCGCCGCGCCTCGAGCCGCATGTTCATTGACTCGACTGCCTCCGTCAATGGCACCTCCGCCGCCGTCCCGTAAGGATCAAGCCCCTTCACCTTCCTGTCCTTATTCACAGCCCGCAGCAACCCCTGCACCCCCCGATCCCAGCCCGTCGCCTTCAACGCCGCCCGATCCATATTCGCCAACACCGGCACCGGCCTAACCGCAGTCGTACCAGCCGACAATATCTCATTGGCCCGCAGCGGCGTCATGGCATTGACGACATCGCTTGTGTAACCAAGATCGTACAGCCGTTGTCGCATATCGCGCGTGATCATCACCGGCACGCGCGCTTCCCCCTCTGCGCGCATCTGTGGACTAACCATCTCCTCCGCCAGCGCCGCATCCTGTGCCGCCCGCAACTCCTCCGGCGGTATCGCCTCCGCCCTCTCAATCGGCGGTTGACCCGCGGCTGCCCGCGCCGCGTTCACATCCGGCAACACCTCCACCGGCGTCGGCACGTGCACCGGCGCAGGTCCAACCGGCGCGCGCTCAGGCGCGAACGGCGTCCGCCCGTTCACCGTCTCAAAATCCGTAGTAACGACTTTAGTCGTTTCTATCCCCGGCTTAATCGGCATCACCTCCATCACCCGATGCCGCGCCTCCATCCCCTGAATCATAATCATTCGCCGCCTGGTCGTCCGTTCCTTATTGAACGCCAGCCAGCGTTGGCCCTTGATCTTTCGACCCTTCACATCCTTCATCGAATCGCGGAACGCCGCCACCGCCCGCATATCCTCGTCGTTGAACTTCCTGACTGTCTCGCGCCAGTTCGCAAACGCATCGCCCGTCGTATCCCCGAACGCCCGCTTGAACTCCGCCGACAAATACGCATCGACCCTAGTGTTGATCGCCAGTTGATCATCGGCCAACTGCGTATACAGATTGTTGAGAACGTTCTGCGTCTGAATCCACGCCTCGTCTGTGCGCTTGTCCGCGAAGAACTGCGCCAGAATCTTGTTGCGTTCACCGATGAACGTCTCGACTCTCGCCCGCTTATCGCGCGCCGCCGTCAGCCAGTTATCGCTCAAATTCAAGCCGGCGTCCTTCATGCCCGTCTCGATGCCCCGGTACACCGCGTCCTCATAGTCGAAGTATGTCTTCCAACTCTGAGCATCCTTCTCCCGCAATTGCTCGATCATGAAATCGCGCAGCGGCTTCTTAGGCTGCTGCTCGATCTTCGCCCACTCCTCGTCATGCCGCAGCATCGTATACGCATACGTATCAAACAGCCGCGTCTCAATCCCGTCGATGGAATCCAGCGCCGCGCCCACATCTCCGGCCTTAATCGCTTCCATCGCGTGCGCGCCGAACTGCTCCGCCTCAACCTGCGCCGCCTCGTTCACCGATTGTTCGCCACGCGCCCGAACGTTATCGAACGCTTTTCGAATGTGGCCGTCGGTCGGCTTGTCCGGCAACTTACCCAGTTCGTCGTTGATCACCTGATCCAATCCGTCAATCGACAACAGCCGTGTGATCTCGTCGTCGGCCAATCCCAGGTCACGCGCCACCTGTCCGATGTATTGGTGCAAGATCGGCTTCGGTGCCGCCGCAAAGATCGCTCCCCGGATCTCGCGCGGATTCGCCCCGGACTCGACCGCCGCATACACATACGCCGGATCGATCCCGAAGCCCCGTAACTGTCCTTCCAACTCCGGCGACATATAGTCGATCGCCTTCCCCCTCCGCCAGTTATGATTTCTGAAATCGAAGAAGCCCTTCACCACCGCCCGCGCCGATTGCCAGCGTTCCACCTTCTGCGCCGCCGCCGTCGCCGGCATCTTGCTAGAAATCTTATGCCCCAGTTCCGTGATCTTATGCACCAGATCGGTTTGCTGAAAGCCCGCCGTCAATTCCCGCTCACCAACCTTGTACGCCTTCACCCCCCACGCCTCGGCGTCGTTCAACTCGGACAAGTCTGCCGCACTCGCGCCGGCCCGCAGCCGTGATGGATCGAGTCCCATGTGCCGCATCCGCTCGATGCCGGCCTTCACGCCCGTCAAGCCCCACACCCCGCGCGCCATCATCGTCACTTCGCCGTTCCATACGTTGTTCATCAAAAAGCCCAGGTTCGGCCCCATCAACAGCGTACTCTCGACGGCCTTCACCGCGCCCGCCAACCGCTGCGCAAAGCCCGGCGGCTGCACCTGGAACGTCTTCGCCGCCCACAAACCCGTGTTCTCCAGGATGATGGAGAACAACGCGGCCTTGTACTGCTCGTTATTGAACGGCACCATCCGACCATCTTTGTCCACTTCCTTAAACAACTTCTGGATGGCGACCAAATCGTCCGCCGTCGCATCAGCAGCGCCAATCTTCAGACGCTCTCCCTTCGCCTTTGCCCCTTTGCCGCTTTGCGTGAGAACCTCAGCGTCCGCGAACTCGCGCAGAACCGCCTTGCCATCACCCGCCTTGATCCGTGCAAAGATACCCGCCGGCGTGTCATTCAACGCCCGCGCCGCAGTCTCGATCGCGCCGGCCTGCAATCGGCTGTTCTTGAAGCCGTCGAGCAGATCCGTGTACGACTCCGCCTCGCCCAGCGACCGCACATGCACCCGCCCCTCCAGCGTCTGCAAAGCGCCGACATACGCATCCCGCCCCGCGAAGTCCTTCGGTAGTTTGCTCGGATCAGACCCGATCGTAGACAGCACCGCCGCCGTGATCTTGTCGGCATACAGCGGATCGTTCACGTCCATCCGATTGTTCAACTGTGACTGCCAGAAGTTGAGGCTCTGGTGCATGTTCTCCTTCGCCTCGCTCATCGGCTCCAGCGTGAACAGCCCCTTGATGCCCTTCGTCTCGGCGTATGTCCCTGTCTCCGCCAACTTCGCCATCGTCTTGCCCACGTACAACTTCTGTAACCAATTCAGATCGCGCGCCGCCACGAAGTCGGACCGGAACGGGATCTCGCTCGTGATGATCCTTCGATAATTCTCCAGCGTCTTCACCAGCCCGCCGGTGTAGGCGATGGTGGGAAACGGGAACTTATCCATCTTCAACCGATGCGGCGTCGCTGATAGCGCCTTCGCCATCGCCTCGTCTTTCGCAAAGCGTGCGTACAACTTCAATGCGCCCCGCTGCCCCGCGCCGATGAAGTTCAGCGGATCGAGCGTGATGTTCAGCGCCAGATCGCGGATCTGCCCCGGCGCTCCGAACGTCGCCGCGGCCAGTGCCTTCACCTGCTCCGGGTTCGCGCCGTTGATGATCTGCTGCCGTGCCCACGCAATCGCATTCACGCCTGGCATCGGTGCCGGTCCAGTGTCCCAGTCCACGAACTGCGCGTTATCCTGCCAGCCCCCCCACGGCGTATACGCCGGCTTGCCTTTCACGATCGCATCGGCCAAGTGCTCCACGCCGAACACGCCGCGCACGTCGATGTTCGCCGCCGTGTACGTCAACTCCGCCGCATTCCACGCCGCCGCCAGGTTCTCCCCGAACGATTTGCTCTTATCAAATCCATACTGCTGAGGATTGACCAGCGACGCAATTCCCTGCACACCCGTGCCGATCAATCGTTTGGCCGTCTCAGCCGGCGCGTTCAATACCGTCAACGCCACGCCCGGCAGTGATTGATCGTATGCTCGCTTCGCCGACGCCAGTTCTTCCGCTGTCTTTGCCGTCTCCTGCATTTGCCGCATCTGCTCGTTCTGGATCAACATCCCGATCGTGCCAGCCGCCCCACCGAGCGCCGCGCCCAGCGGCCCTAAGATCGCCCCTCCCACCAGCGCCGCCGGCAAGCCACCCTGCAGCGCCGATTGGCCCAGCTGTACCCACGGGTTGCCCATCAGCCGACCGAACCCGCCCCGCATCGTTGATTCAGGATCCCCCTCCGGCATCCCGAACTGCTGCCCCTGTGGTTTCCCAACCTCCTCCGGTGTCGTCAGCGGCGTCATGCTCACCATCGGATTCAGCACGATGCGCCGATAAACCTTGCCCTTCTCCCGCCGATACTCGATGTTCCAATCCTGCCCCGGCGTGCCAGGGTCGATCACGAATCCGCCCTGCTCGTCCAGCGTCTGGAACGGTGAGTAGGGCGCGTATGCTTGCGCCTCCTGATCGGTAGTCGTAGTCGTCGGCGCTTGCAATCCCATCCTCGTCGCCGGATTGACCACGTTCGCAATCTGCATGATGCCCGTTACTTCCTCTCCCTTGTAGGGAGAGGGTTGGGGTGAGGGTGTTTCCGCAATCGCCAACTTCGGCGCAGTCGGCATAGTCGAAGACACCAGTTTTTGCGGTGCCGGTGCCTTAATCCCCAGCATCTTGAACTGTGGTGCCGCCGCCATCCGCTGCCCGAACGTCTCCCACGCCGGCCGCACCGCCTCGACCGCCTTCATCACCTGCTGGTATCGGGTCAGGCTTTCCTTGTCCGGCATCACGTACAACTTACCGTCGTCCCTGATCTCGACCTTCGACTTGGCAAAGTTCAACCACGTCGGCGCACGCTGCCGCACGTCCAGCGGTTGATGTGGAACCTTCAACGATTCCCACAGACGGCGCGATTGATCCGGCGTAATATCCGGTGGCGCGATCACGCGATCAGTCGTCTTAGGTTTGATCGGGATGAACTTCCAACGAGGTACAGGATTCGGATTGATCGGTGGATTCGGCATTTGCTTCTCCAAAATAAAACGCGCCGACTGTTTGGGCAGTTCTGTGTGACTGCCCAAAGTCGGCGCGTTGTTGTCCGTTAGCCAGACGAAGTACCCGTCCCCAAAAGAATGGGGATTGTTTCATCTATCTTATCATAGTCAAACTTCATAAGTCAATTTGGTTCCTATCCTTGACATGCACACGCAGCGCGTATATAATGTACGCATGAAGACCATACGCCTGACCGATGAACTCTACCGGCAACTCGCCGAACGTGCAAAACGAACACACCGCTCGATAAACTCCGAGGCTGTGTTCGCGGTTGAATCCTATCTCATAAGCGTTTCGGAATCCATGCCAGAAATACCCCGCGAAGACGCGCCACCCATCAAGCGACGGCGTTCTCGAATGCCGACCAACCATCCTAATCCATAACACGAAAGGATAAGTATCATGTACGTCATCACGGGAGAAATTCAGGGGGTTGCACCATTGCTGTTCAACAAGATGCTGGAAGGCGAACTCGAACAAACAGCGTCCAGCAAAACCCTCAAGGGCCGCGTGACCGTTGAAGACCGCATCGCGGAAGCGGAAAACCGAGTGTATCGAAACGAGGCTGGCATCATTTACCTGCCGGGTTGGAACTTCAAGCAATGCCTGTTGGAAGGCTGCCGACGCTCCGGCCTCAAAGTCGGGCGCGGTTCACTGATGCCCTATCTGCAAGCCGCCGTGTTTCCCGATCGGGAATTGTATTTCTCGAACCGGAAGACGCACGATTTCATGCACGAGAATTGGGGCCGACGGCCCCCGCGCACCGGCGGCGCATGTATGGTCAGGCGTCCGGCGCTCAAGGAAGGCTGGAAGTTGGCCTTCAACCTGAACATCGTCGACGATCGCCGTCACCCCGAAGAGATCAAACGCTCGCTTGAAGAAGCCGGCCTGCTCGTCGGCATCGGCTCGTGGCGACCGGAGTACGGTCGCTTCATCGTGACAAAGTTTGCATCTTAGAACTTGAATAATGCGCGGCATGGCCGGGCGTAGCCTGGCCGGGCTCGGCAAGGCTAAGCAAAGCAAGGCAAGGGCATCACAACAAGAAGGAGAATCATGGACCGTGACAGCAAACGCTTGGAACCCATTATCGACCCGGCGATCAACGCCATTCGATCCATCCTGACGGACGGCGAGCACACCGACAACGAGATCACCGCCGCCCGCATCGCCAGCAGTGTTCTGGCCACCTGGTCTAAACTCAAGCAAAGCGAGCGCGCGCAAGAAGCCGTCTACTTTGCAATGGCCCGCGAACTCGCGCAAGATCAGGAACAACTCGCCAAATACATATCGATGACCCTGCCCGATGTTCCACTGGTCAGAGTCCTCGACGCCAAGAAGTTGCCCGCTCCAAAGAAGAAGTAAACGCGGCAATGCTCGGCATGGCGTAGCAAGGCGAAGCACGGCATGGCGTAGCGAGGCGAAGCCCGGCAGGGGACGTAACAAGATCTAACGCGCCAACGACTTCATCGCAGGCGCGTTGGTTAATTCACCAATTACTAATTACAAAGTTCCCGTATACTGTCTGGACCAGTTATCTCAAATTCTCCACGTCATCATGTTGTACCACCAGTCGGCCGGTTTGCTAGGCCCGTAATCAGGGTAGGACGGATACGGATACCCACCTCCGCCATACCCTCCACCGCCTCCACCCCCCGTATACGCCGGCATCGCCACCGGCTCTTCATTCGCCAGCCCCAGCCGCGCCTTATCGTACTCCCGCATCCTCACCCGCAAGTCCTCGATGTCGTACATATTATCGGGTGCTGGCTGCAGTCGCGCGGCCTCGTTCGCGGTCAGTTCGCTGCGCAGGATCGGCGGAGTCTGCGGCGCGAAGTGCATCCCGCGCGTCGCCGGACTGCCCGGCAGCAAATACAACGGTGGCTCGGCCATCCCCGGCACCGGCTGCCCGCTGCCCCCCGGCAAATCATAGTACGCCGTTGGCACAGCCGGATACAGTCCTCCGCCTTCTCCGAACGCCCGCATCTTCCGTGCGTAAGCCGCCGTCGAAAATGGATTGTTTGGATCGAAAAATGGCGCAGCCGATGCCATCTCTTGCGCACTGACAGCACCCACCGGCCCAGAATACAGCGGCCGGCCTCGGATGTCCAGCGCATACTGCGGATTCATGACGCTGGCTTGACTTCCGAACCTGCTTTGGAATGCCGGCGGGATATTGCCCCGCCCCCCGCCTCGCCCGCGAAACCGCATCGCCTCAATATCGCCCGGACTCGGCACCCGATTGCGCGCCGTCAGCGTTGAAGATACCGGTTTTTGTGGGGTCGGCCTCCACCTGCTGCGCAAATCCTCGATGTCCATTAGACCACCCTTCGTCGGCGGAGTCGGCATCCGTTCCTTATTCATGAATCGCCGATATAAATCCTTCCAATCGTCGTAGGCCATGAGATAATCCCCCTCTCTTGGTGGGATGAGATAATCCCCCTCTCTTGGTGGGATGAGATAATCCCCCTCTCTTGGTGGGATGAGATAATCCCCCTCTCTTGGTGGGATGAGATAATCCCCCTCTCTTGGTGGGATGACTTCACCCCCCATTCACCATTGACTACTGACTGCTCACCATCCCCCGCATCCTCAGCACATTCCGTTTGATACGCTCGAACTCCCGCGGATTCTCCCGTTGCAGTTTCTCAGCCACCGCCGGGTCCGACAACGCCGCGATCACCAGCTGTGCGCGCAATATCGGCGCGTGGTATCTTTCCTGAAACTCCGACTCCCACCGCGCCGCCTGCTGCTTCACATTCAATTCAATTTCCTCGACGTCGACAATCGTCAACATGGCGTCCCCGTCCTTACATCTGGCGCATCTGTGGACCGATTAGCCCTATCCACGATACCAAATCTTCTGTGGAACGTTCGGCTCCGGCGTCCCCGTCGGCGGCACGAACGGCCACGTCGCATCCTGCCGCATCCACTCCCCGGCCGGGCCCTGCCACTGCGGCATCTGGAAAGCCTGTGCTGCATACTGCGGATAGAACCGCGCGAACTGATTCTTGAAGTAGCCAGGATTCTGGCCGATGTAGGCATACGCCTCCGCTGGCGCGTGTGCCTCCCCTCCCCAGATCTCCATCGCTGGCTTGATGCCCATGCCAGGGAAATACCTCGCGTCCGACTCTCGCACCGCCTGCTGAAATTCTGGGTTCGACGACTGCGGATTGAGCGTATCGAAGTAGTGTGACAACTCGTGCGTGTAATCGTTCGTCGCCATCTCCTGCTTGAATGTGCCAGGCTGAAAATAGTCCGGGCGTTGCACCAACGTGTTCGCGTCCGGCGCATAAGCCATCCTTGCCCCCGGCAACTCGCGCGTCGTCGTCGGCAAATTCCATTGAGCGTACTCCGCCTGTGGCGTATAGGCCCCGCTCGCCATCAGCCGATAGCGTTGACCAAGGTTGCTGGTCTGCGGCGCCCGCTCCCCCAAGTACCGCATCGGATTATTCAGCAAGTCCCGCTGCAACACGCCGACCCGATTCCCCAGGTCAAGCAGTAAATTACCACCGGCCTGCTGTTGTGCGGGTATCTGTGCCGGCGGTTTCAACCTCGGAACATTATGGTCAGGCCGCGGCGCAGTCGCAGCAGAGGGAGGTGCAATCCGTGGCACCCCCGTCTCCTGCGGAATCGCTGCACTCAACGGCCGCTTCACCCGGTACACACTATTCTTGAAATCCTCGAAGGCCATGACAACACCCCCAGTTACTAATCACCAATTACTAACCTCACTACCCCTGTATCTGATTCGGCACAGGCCCCTGCATCGGCAGACCCGGCCCAACCTGTCCGCCCGGCGGATAAGCATTACTCGCCATCTCCGGCGTCACATACCCCTCTGGCCCCGGCGCTTGACCATTACCTGGCATTGTCGGCCCGCCGCCTTGTGGTGGATTGCTTCCTGCTGCCTGCACCGCCTGCTGCACCTTCATTTGATCCTCCGCCTTCATCAGCTCGATCAACCTCTGGAACTCCACATCCAGCCGGCGCTCCATCCACACATCCCGGTCCATCTGGCCGCTCTGCCCGATGTTCAAAATATTCTCGCGCACCCACCCGCGCGTCGCCAGTTGGCCGTTGACCAGCATCAGCGCCACGTTCGCCGCCTGCAAGCGGTCCTGCGGCAAGTCCGGCTCAATGCTCACGTTGATCACCATGTCGTCTGGTATATCGTCCGCGCTCAAATCAATCGATGACCGGTCCGCCTTGTAGAACTTCAGCCCCCGATCCTTGTCATTCTTCAACCACTGCATCGCCATCACCATCATGTCACCGATCGCCTGACCCATCATTTCTTTATGAGCAACGAGCGGCAGCCGGCCGGCCTGCGCCAAAAGGCTGATAGAACTGAATGGCTGCGCCGTCTGAGGTGGAGCACCCAACGCCTGCGGCTGAATCGTCGACGCCTGGCCGATCCCGCGCGCCAGGTCGAGCGATGTCAATAGCGATTGATCGATGATCTTCTCCGCGAACGGACTCAACTGCTCGTCCATGCCGAGATCCACCACCCCGCCCGGAATGGATCGGTCGATGATCATCGGCTCGCCCGGCCGGTTCGTCTTCCGCACCAGCAGCGGACTCGACCCCAGCGCGTACACCAGCGAATAGATCGTCGTCAGTGATAAATTCTCTCGATACCACAGTCCCGACTTGAGAAATGAATACAACAGAGGAATGCGCTGCAACTCTGGCTTATCGTAGTCGAACAAAAACGACCCGTCCGTCACCGTCGCCACGTAGGGGATGAACTCTAACTCGTGCTCCTCCAGCAATATCTCCCGGCCTTCCTCCACCCACACCGCCCGCCGTTCCCAATCGTAGTAGTCGCACACCGTCACCATCTGATTCCGGTCCGTCAATGGACCCATCGCATCCTCGGCCAGCGACCCCCACGAATCCAGCACCTCGCCCCACGTCGTCCGCAGTCGTGTGACAATCCTCGCCAGCCCGAACCGGTCGAAGTCCGGGTAGCACTTCGACGGATCCATGAACTTGAACAGATACGGCGTCTTCCGCGCCACCGCCCGCATCCGATTGATTGACCCCCTCAACTTCGCTTGCTCCGCGTACTTCACCAGCTCACTCGTCTTCGTCACGGATCCGCAGATCTCTCCGAACAAGATCGCCGATGTCGCCGCCTCGTAGTGCTGCGGCTTGCTCACCACCCGCCCGCTGCCGTCCCACATGGCCCGCGCCGCCACCTCGATCTTGTCGCTGGCTCCCTTAGCCGCGTCGTCGTTCTGGTCATACGGCACGCTCACCTGTGGCGACGTTGCCGTCAGCAGCCGGATCGCGCCGATGGCCGCGTTGTGCGCGCTCGGACTCATCGTTTTCTTGATCCACTTCGCCTCCGGCACATTCTGGATCCACTCCATGTGGAATGCCCGCCGGATGTCCTGGTTAAACGCATCGCGCGCCGTGTGCCGGCTCACCAACTGCGTCGCCACACTTTGCGCATCCTCTATCCTGAAATCGCTCATATCTCATCCTGTCATTCCAGAATGCCTCTATCGGGAATCCAGTCCCCCCCGTCCTACCGAAGCATCGGCATCCCCTGCCGACGGAAACGAAACGCGCCGACTGTAGGGGCAACTCTTGCAGTTGCCACAGTCGGCGCGTTGTTATCCGTTCGCCGTCTATCTCAAAGCCGTGAAAGACCGACGGAAAAAGCGTCCCTCTCTATGCCGTTTCCACATCCCTATCCTACCATAACACCGTCACCAAAGTCAACTGACCTATCGGACATTCTCGCCTACTTTAACTCTGTGCAATATTGAATGACGAAGTTCAGGATGTTTCTTCAGGCAGTTCGGTCCGAGTGGTCGTGATCGTCATGGTTAATCCTCGTTTCAGTGATGCGATTACGCTTTACTTGTCTACTCGTCTAAACCTGTCTAAAACCTGTCTGGTAGATTGGTCAAACCTGTCTACTCTCTCTCTCCCTTTAGGGAGAGAGTAGACAGGTTTGACAGGTGCCTTTCGATAGGCAACCTGTCTAAGGATTATTTTCGCCTCGGGTAAGTCCGTACACCACGCATCAACCAATAGAGAGCGCCAAAGATTGGCCCAGCCCAGCCGATGCCGTTAGGGATTAGACCAGCAACGACCAGAATATTCATGACAATCGCGTCACCAACCGTATTGATCATCTCCAATCTCCAATCTCTAATCTCTAATTACTTTTTCCCCTCAACCTCTCCCCCCCCCACCGCGCCGTCCCGCGCCGCTGCCGCAATCGCCTCAATGATTTCTTGCGAGTTCCTGTCCAGCCATGCCGCTATTTCCGTATGGACGGCTTCTCTGATTTCAATCGTCATTGGCCACCCGCGCTCGGCATCCTTCGCCAGCAGGTATCTGGCAATTCCATCCGAAACCGCATCATCTGAGAAGTCAACTTCATTCTGGTAGTTCATCTCCAATCTCCAATCTCTAATTACTTTTCCCCCTCAACCTATCCCCCACCCACCGCGCCGTACCCTTCCGCACCGTCCAACCCCGCGCATCCCACCGTGCAAGAATGTCCCGCAACTGCGGCTCCGTCATCGCCTGCGGAACGGCCTTCACGAACCGCGCCATCAACTTCGTGTAGTTCAGCGACCCGCCCATCTCCTCCACGGCGAACCGCACTACCTCCACCTCAATCGGCGTCAGGTCCCCGCCGCCCATCGCCGGCCCCGCCGTCCCATCCATCAATGTCCGCAGCCGATCGGCCCCGATGCGGTAAGTCTGGATCTCAACCGGCTCACCATCCAGCCTAAGATAGCCCCGCCCCGGCTGTGCAATCGCCGTCGCCTTGCGCGCATACGCCCGGCTCATCAGCACCGACTGTCCGACATATTCATCTCCCACGCGCAGGCACAAACGCGTCCCGAACGTCGAAGACAACGCTCGCTCGATCTCGCGCGCCTGCCAGTTGTGAGCGATGACGACGCTCATCAATCCATACTTCCGTCCCATCCGATTCAGATCAGCCAGCGCCGAATCCAGTTCCCCGCCGAAACTCAGGTACTCATCGATCGCCAACAGGATTCCATTCAGCGGCTCGCCGGCCTTCCACTTGTTGTACTGCTCTATGTCTTCAGGAGGAATACCGCCGTTCTTATCGACCGCAGCCTCTCGGAACAGCATCGCCCGCCGGTCGAACTCCGCATGGATCGTGCGGATGATGTCAGCGAAGTCATCCACCGACTGCCCGATGCGCTTCACCTGTGGCACCTGCCCCCACAACTCAGGGATGAACGTGTTGCCGGCCATCGGCTGCACCAGGTACAAATCGTACCCCTGCCCCACTGCCTGGTAAGCCAGCAACTGCCCGATGTTCGATTTGCCGTAGCCCTGCAATCCGCCAACCATCAGCGTCTTCAATTCCTTGCGCGTCAGCGCCAGCGACCCGGCCTTCGTCTCCCCCAGCAGGAACTTCCCCTCTGGCAATGTCGCCGGCAACTCGACCTCGTTCGGCAGTTCCAATTTCTTCGACGGCCTCATCACCACCAGATACGCGACCAGCGTCTCGGCAATGTCCCCCGATTCTCCGCCGATCGCGCTCATCAGCACGTCCACCACCTCAGTCGGCACGACCTTGACCGGCCGCTTCAACTGGACCATCAGCCGCTCCGCCACGATCGGCGCCCGCATCTGCTCCAGCGACACATGATGCAGACGTTGTGGATCGACGACAAGCACAACGAACTGATCAGCGACGTTGATCGCCGCGCCGATCCTGGGCGTGAACGGGCTGCCGTCCTGGTTGACGTGGCTCAACCCGCGCACCTGCATGAACGCATAGCACGCATTGCGCGCCATGTCCATCAGGTTGCTCTCAGTTACCGCCGCCAGTCCGCTCACTCCCCGCCCGCTTTCCATAGTGATGCAGCAATCGGCTTCGTCTTACCCCAAACAATCTCATCCTCTTCATACTTCCGGTTACAGCACCGACAGACAATCAACAGGCCACTGATCTCCAAATCCAGACCAACCAACTCGTCGCCACAAATCGGGCAGTAGGCCCTCTCTTCTGCTATCATTGTCATCCCTCCGCCACATCCCGCAGCATCTCCACCACCTACCCAAACAGACGACAAACCAGCATCACGATAAACGCTACAATGACAATCACGCCAATGGTTTTAATCGTCAAAGTGTCGTTATCCATCGTCACCCCTCCGCCACATCTTGCAGCATCTCCACCAGCCGCCGATCATCCACCGCCCCGACGAGCACGCCATCCTGGTCGATCACCGGCTCATGCTCAGCCTGAACCGGCAACCGCTCAATGATCACCGGCTTCCATTTATGCACAACATACACCAGCGCCAGCACCATAGCCGACATGACCACCGTCGCACTGATCAACGCGACTTGTAATTTAACATTCGCGCTGTTCGCCTCGAGGCTCTGCGACTGCACGACCGACAACTGTGGCGTCAACGCCGCGATCTGCTGGTCCCGCTCGATGATCGTTCGCTCCATCCCATTGATCTTCGCCGACATCACCAGCCGGAAAGCGCCGAAGCCCGTCACCGCACTCTCGTACTTCTGCGTTGCTGACTCGGCCAATTGCTGCGCGTGCTGGGCATCGCCGGCGATCTGCGTGTAGTCGCGCAGCGCAGCCAGTGCATCACGCTGAGCCTGTCCCGACAACACTGTCGCATCATTGGCCGCTTGCCTGGCTGCCGCCACATCCACCCGATCGGCGCTCGCCCGTGCCGCTTCTGCCGCCGCATTAGCCGCCGCCGCCTGAGCCTGCACTGCCTGGGCGCGAATGATTTGATTCTGGATCGCACTCAATGCAGCCTGGGCCGCACTCGTCGCCGCTTGCGCCTCAGCCTGCGCAGCCGCGGCTTGCTGCTCGTAAACCCGCGATTGTGCCCGCAGCGCATCGATCATCTCACTCGTGATCCTCGTCGGATCCGGCGTCGGCTGAACCTGTGGCACGACCGGCCCATCCTGAGCCGACGTGCTCAGCACCGACAACGCCATCACCACAACGACGATCGTCAACCCCACTGCCGATACCCGCATGATCTTATTCATTAGCGATAGCCTCCAATGCCCTAAACGCTTCCGTGTCCCGGCCGATCGTCAGCAACTTCGGCTGCTCGCCCTCAAACAGATTCATCATCCGACCAACACCGCCAGCCATCGCCCGCGCCACATCAGGCGCACGAGTCGCCGCATTCGCCAGTTGGCTTACCATCGACAACTGCGTCAGCGCATTCTCCCCAACCGGCGTTGAGTGCGTCACCCGGCCGGCCATGATCTCACGATACGTCTTCACGAGATCGAACGGCTGTGCATTCGCGCGCTGCTCCTCCGGCATCCTATTGATTGCGTCACGCATCAGAGCAAACAACATGAACTTCTCGGCCAGCGTCAACCGATCCGAGCGCGTCACCACCGGCACTCCGCTGCTTGCGTCGTACACCTCGCCCCCGCGCACGATCAACGCCCGGCCGTTCGCATCCGTCACCAGCGTCGTCCGGTTCACGGCATAGCGATTCAGCGCCATCGCCCCCACCACGCCGACAAACGCCAGGCCAATGATGAAGATCGAGAAACCGACGTTCAGCGACGTGGCGCCGATCGTCGACGCGCGCTTGTTGAAAGCGTCCGTCTCCACGTCGCTGATCTGGCGCGTGTTCTCAGCCCGAGCCGCGCCGATGCTCATCTCATTCCGAGACAGAGCATTCCCAATCGCCAGCGTCTTACTCACTTCGATCGTCATCACGTCGGCCTGATAGCGCAGCGCCTGCCGGTTGCCATCCTCCCGGATCCGCTGCTCGTTCGTGGCCAATATACTCGCAGCGTCCGCCGTCGCCTGCGCGTGTCCCACCACGTCCGCCCGAATAGAAGCCTCGGTCGCCGCCGGCACCGCCATCATACGAGCCGCATCCGCCGCCGCCCGATCCGCCGGCGAGCCGATCACGCTCGGCGCAATCGCCAGGCCAATCACCACCGCAATCACCATGAGTACGATCACCGCTGCGTTCATGTCACTCACTCCCGTTGATTGTGGATACTCTATCACGCAGACTATCATCTACAAACCTAGTAGTTCCATGCCTGAAAGTCAAGCAACAAGAGTCCCATCGTTTAAGCATATCGCGCAGCCGTGGTTCTGTCATCGCCTGCGGAACAGATTTTGTAAGCCCCGTTGCATTTGATAACGTATAGATAGTTACTCATATCGTCAAGTCCCTCGATTGGAGAAGTTTGGAAGCGTTTGGACTCATTGGAGCGTTTGGAGTTTGGAATCAAAACCGCCCCAAACGCCGAACCAGTGTCAGCACTTCTTCCCGCACACCGGACAATTGATCCACGTGATGCGCTTCAACTCAAATGTGCCATGCTCACCGCACACCCGCCACAGTCGGATCACCATCGGAGAATTGATCGTCACGCTCACGCCGATCGTCTCACCGGTCAGCTGATGCACCCGATCCGTCAGCACCCTCGCAACACCGGCCCGGTGCTGGCTCTGCATCCGCTTCCGGCCGGACGACATCAGCGACAGATACGATTTGCTGTACGGGTAGTCACGCGCGCATTCCGGCGTCGCTGCCAGCGCCGCGCCGAACTCTTGGAACGTCATTCCCGACCATTCGATCGCGTCCTTCAGCGATCGGCACGCCCGCAACGTCGGCCCGACCTCGTGAAACATTAGTAAACGCGATGCCTGCCCGTGCACCACTATCTCAGGCTCAGCATCGTGGTTTCTCGGACTTTGCTTTGTATTCTGTATTTTGCCTTTTGCGCTCATTGGGAACCTCACAGCGCAATTATACCACAATTGCTACCCCGCGTTACATTACAAACTCTAACTCTAACTCTCTACTAACTTCTTCGGCCCCCGCTTCGCCCCGGCCGCCGACGCCTCCCGCATGTACTCCGCCAGGCTTTCCCGATCCACCTGCCACACCGCCCCGAACCGCTGCCCCCGCAGCCAGCCCGAGCGCAACAGCCGGCGGATATGATACAACGAATACCCGCTCAGCTCCGCCGCCTCCCCCGTCGTGATCCACATTCCGACTTCCGCATTCTCCATTCTCATTGCCCTCTCTCGTTGCATTCTCCATTCTATTATATCACCGCCGTCAACTCTCGCTCGCGCCCGCTATCCGTTTGTCCGATTCCATCCGTTGCCCTTTTTAGATGTCCACTTCGTCACGCGCCATTACACGGTAGCGTTTTGATCCTTAAATCATTTGAAAAACTATTGACACGGTATGACCTTAGTGATACTATAAGCATACCGGCGCAAGTGCGCCGACATTCACCGGCAAGTGCCAGGAGAAAACAATGAACACCCTACACGCAGCAATCCAGCACCTCGCAGCAGACGACCCCGACCACGCCGCCAACCTAAACGGCGTCGGCTTCAACAAGTTCGACAATCAATTCGGCCACGACCTCGCTGCAATCCCGGCCGAGCAGTGGACGCCACGCCAGACACGCAAGGTGTGGGCCATCCTCAAGAAATACTCCGGCCAACTATCAGCCGCCGGAATTGACTATGATGCCATCCCCGAACCCCCGCAGCCGACCGATCCCAATCCGACGAGTAAGCGCATCACCCTCAGCAAAGATAGAAAGCAGTTCATCGTCGTCTTTCCATACAACGCCGCGCTTGTCAACAGTGTCAAGTCGCTCCCCGACCGGCGCTTCGACGGCGCGAGCAAGACCTGGAAAGTTACGGCCAATGCCAGCAACATCGAACCGCTGTTCAAGTTCGCCATCGATAACGGCTTCGAGATTGTCTCCGCTGTCCTCAACCTCATGGCCGAGATGGTCGAGAAGCGCGAAGCCACCATCGTCGCCAGCCGCGCCGAGGACGCTGCGATCGAGATCGCCGGGCTGGGTGGTGAGTTGCGCCCGTTTCAGCGCGCGGGCGTGGCCTACGCGCTCAACGCCAAGCGCACATTTATCGCGGACGAGATGGGGCTAGGCAAGACAGTGCAGGCACTGGCGACCATCCATGCCGCGAATGCCTACCCCGCCATCGTCGTATGCCCGGCCTCCCTGAAGTTGAACTGGGCGCGCGAAGCAACGAAGTGGTTGCCCGGCCGCACGGTTGCAGTGTGGAACGGCAAGGCCAAACTCAATCACCCGGCCGACGTCGTAATCATAAACTACGACGTCCTCAAGAAAAACCTCGAAGCACTGCAAGCACTCAAGCCACAAACCGTAATATTTGACGAGAGTCACTACGCCAAGAACTACAAGGCGCAGCGAACCGAAGCCGCCAAAGCACTGGCGCACGGCGTAGCCTACCGGCTGGCACTCACCGGCACTCCCATCCTCAACCGGCCGCAGGAACTCCTCAGCCAACTCGGAATCATCGGCCGGCTGGACGACCTCGGCGGCTTCTGGAACTTTGTAAATCGATACTGCGCCACACGGCAGGACCGATTCGGCTTGGATCTAAGCGGTGCCGAGCACCTTGATGAACTCAATGAGAAGTTGCGCGCGACCTGCTACGTGCGCCGCAACAAGTCCGACGTGCTCAAGGAATTGCCGGCCAAGCAGCGCAGTATCCTGCCAGTCGCGTTGAGCAACGCCGCTGAGTACAAGCGAGCCGAGCGCGACCTGATTGCGTGGTTGCGCGATCAAGCCGAGTCAGACACCATGTTTAACGCCAGCCTCGCCGGACTGTCCGAAGACGAGCAACGCACACGCCGGAACGAACACGCCAACAGCGCCGAGCAAGCCGCTCGCCGCGCCGAGCAACTTGTGAAGATCGAAACGCTCAAGCTGTTGGCTGCAACCGGCAAGCTCGAAGCCGTGACTGACTGGGTAGAGTCCTTCATCGAGACCGGCGAGAAGCTAGTCGTCTTCGCTCACCACATCGCCATCGTGGAAGCCCTGGCCGAGAAGTTCAATGCCCCGGCGATCACCGGCAGCACCCCGATCGAGAAGCGGCAGGAGTACGTGGACCGCTTCCAAACCGAACCAACCTGCAAGATCATCGTGTTGAACATCCGCGCGGGCGGAGTAGGGCTGACGCTGACCGCAGCCAGCAACGTAGCCTTCGTTGAACTTGACTGGACACCGGCCGCCCATGATCAGGCAGAGGATCGCTGTCACCGCATCGGCCAAACCAACGCCGTGAATGTGTGGTACTTCCTGGCCGAAGCCACCATCGACACGCAGATCCACGAACTGATCGAGAAGAAGCGCGCAGTCGTAGACGCCGCCACCAACGGCGCAACCGAAGTGGAAGTCAGCATGATGAAGGAACTGATCAAGAACCTGATCGCTAAGTGAATCGGCAGGCCCGTCATGGGGATGACGGGCCATGCTCCCCTAATCCGCAGCGTCCGCGCGAAAGCGCACGCGGGGAGCGGGCAACGCTCACAAGTGTGAGCGGCTAAAGCGAGTATCGAGGCAAGTGCCTCAAAGAAAGAGAGTAACACCATGACCACCATGCAGTTGAATTACCGACCGTCCGACACACTGCGCAAGGATGTCTTCGCGCAGACCGGCCAGCAGATGTCTGCTTCCCGCTGGATCCAATCAGATTCGTACATCGAAGTGGACCCCGAAACGCTGACCGTCGAGCAGCGCACCCGCATCGCCGTGTTCGGCATCGGTCAGTACGTGGACATGCCGAAGGCATTCAGCAATGTCACGCACGGCTACAGTAGCGCGAACCGCGACGAGAAAGACGTCGTCTTCGACAACGAGCCGACCGTCGATCAATGGCTGTCCGCCGCCGAGGTTGCCCGCGCCACCCGCCTCGCCGCCGACGCCGAGATGAAGATCATCAACGACGCGATCGAGGCGGAGAAGTTTGCCAAGGATCGCGCCAATGCCGAAGAGAAATTCGCCAACCTGCGCTGGCGCATGATGGCCGGGCTGTCAGCGCACGAGGGCTACGGCGACATCGGCGCGTCGGACTTCCGCAGCATCCAGGACGCCGGCTTGGACATCGGCGCACTAAATGATCTGCTGCCGCAGTACGCTGCCATGCGCGAAGAGATGAAGGCGCAAGAGGAATCCGCCAAAGCCGAGGCTGATGCCAAGCGCACCGCCGACCGGCTGGCCTGGGCGAAGGAACACGGCAGCGACCGCCTACGCCGTGGACTGGAAGCCGGCTACGACTGCGGCCGCCAGTTCCAGATCGAGCACGCCGCGCTCAACTACCCCGGCTTCGTGCTCGACGCCGAAGACAACGCTACATGGCAAGATCGCGTGGGGCCGACCATCGCTGAACTGGACGTGGTCGACGCCGTGAAAGCCGCGCACCCCGACGCCACGACGATCAAGCTCGTGTGGCTGACGGACTACCCGCTCGAACACAAGCGGAACGAAGAGGACTTCAACTGGGAGAAGTCCACCGCCATCGTCGTGGACGAGCCGAACTACAAGTATTGGCTCGTCAAAGAACTGTAACCGCCCCATTCGCCCACCCTCTCCCTGTTAGGGAGAGGGCCGGGGTGAGGGTAGACCATCTAGGGGAACCAATGTCCGTCTCAAAATTTTCCGTATCGCTTTATCCAAACGTCGTTGAAGAAATCGACCGCCGTCTCGATGTCGTCGATGCCCCAAACCGCAGCGGCGTAATCAACAAGGGCCTAGACCGCTACTTCGCCGTTCTCGACGAAGAGCGCCGCGCCTTGATCGACGTGCTGAGCGATGCCGAGATGGGCCTGATACTGGATGTCCTCAACGGCACGCTATTCTCGGAGTCGTTCTCGATTCAACTGGTCTCACGCGAGATCAGAGACTCGCTGGTCGACGGCTACGCCGAGAAGTGGAATGTTGACGGGCCGGCGCTGGTCAAGAAACTGGTAGCATTGACCTACCCGCAGTGCGTGGCGCTCGTGGATGCCGTCGAACGCTGGTGGAATCGCGTCGCCGCCGGGGAGAATAAGATCAAGCCGAGCGAGGCCCTCAAGCCCCGCTCCAAGAAGTAGGCACACAGAAGGAGGAACGTCAGAAATCCTTTCCCCCCAGCGCCTCCCGCGGCAGCACCATCTTAGCGATCGGGTCTGTCCCCAACGCCTGCAGCGGCGTCAACACCCGCGGCCGCGGCACAATCTGAGTGATGGCGTAGCGTGCAGCGTCGTAGGCATGATCGTCTGCGTGGCTGTCCACATCCTCCACATTCACCCCATCGTATGGCAGGTTCGCCAACTGCTTCGCCAGGTTCACGCAGTTCTCAAACACCAGCAGCCCCGGCTGTCCGTCCGGTAAGTTCGCCAGCAGCGTATCGACCTTGCGCTTGCCCATGATCCGATTGTTATCGCCCTTGCTCAGCGCCACGCCCTCGGCCGCGTACTCGTCCGCCGTCGAATACACCCGATCCTCAACGCTCTTCTTCGTCCACATGCTCGGGTCAGCGAACGTCGCCGCGATCTTCTCGCCCGGCAGCGTGTAATCCTTAATCTTCCGCGCCTGCTGCCGGTCCGTCAGCCCCGCCTCGTACAGCTCGCGGTAGAAAATGATCCGCCCCGTGTCCGGGTCCTTCGCCAGCCATACGCAGGCGAACGGATTGCGCCGGCCCCAATCGATCCCGCGCCACCTCGTCCACGACGCCGGAATCTCGAACGCCTTGACCACGTGCATAATGTAGTTAAACATAAACGCCTGCCCCTCGAACACATCCCAGTCGCCGTCCCGCCACGCCTGCCCCAGCGGGCCTTTCAGCGATTCGAGATAGTCCCGATACTCATGCTGTGTGAAAGGATTGTCCTTATAAGTTCCAGGAAAGAACCTTGTCTCCGACTGGCGCTTCTCGCGCCACGGCATCACATACAGATCCTTGAACGCCTTGTGTCCCACCCCGCCCGGGTTAGCGCTCTCGTACAATCGCGGGCGCCAATCCGACCGGCTCGTGCGCAGGCTGCCCCGGATCTTCTCGCGCTTCTCCCCGCTTAACTGTGTCCCCTCCTCTATAACAATCCCGTCGTACTCGATGCCCAGGTATTTGTCGATGTCGTTTTCGTCCTTGTACCCCCCGATCAAAATCCTCGACCCATTCCGAAACACCACCCGGCCGGCTGTCACCTCGCGCGCCACCCGCCCAAACACACGGCGGATGAGATCGTCAAAACTCTCACCCGCCGACTTCATTACCTTCCGTAAGAATAAGAACTTCAATCCGGCGCAGCGTTGGCAATCGTCCAGCCCCGCCTGCCCCATCAACCCAAATGATTTACCTGGCCCGCGCGCCCCGCCGACTCCGATCATCGTCGGCCCGCCAGCCTTGTCCGCCTCCCGTGCTGCTACATGAAACGGCAGCAACCAGGGCAGGGCGACGTATCCAAATTTTACAAACCGATCAACCTGATCCTTCGCCAGTCCCGCCGCCGCCGCCCGAGCCAGATACCGCTCAACCAGGATTGGATCCAGGCTTGGCATCCCCGTAAACTTTCTCCAGCATCTCCGCAAACCCGTCGATATGAATCTCGGCGGAGATCTCCTGCTTCACCCGGTCCTTGAACTTGTCCGGCCGCGCCCCCTTCAACAAGAAGATCAACAGCACGTCGCTGTACTGCCTCTCCACCCCCACGATCCCCGTCGTGGTCCCGACCTCTTCATCGAACACCCGACCGAACACCGGCTTCTCGACGCCCTTGACCGCCCTCCGCCAGGCTTCCTTCTCCATCACGTCGGCCGCATCCTCCAGCGCATCCGTCCACTGCTGCGCGAAGTCCGCGTCGGCCTCCCGATTCCGGTACGCCGTCCACCGGCTGATGCGCGCCGCCGCGCACGCCACCTTGACATTGCCCGACTCACGCAAACGAGCGATGAACTTAACCTTCCAGTCCGTCGCTCGTGTCACCGCCGTCTGATTTGGTCTAGGTTTGGAAGTCCGCTTGATGACCTTCCCCTCTACCTTCCGTGCTGCCATCTCTCACCCCCGAACGCTCGACGCAAGCCAACCCATCCCCCCTCTCCTTGTTAGGGAGAGGGCCGGGGTGAGGGTACACGCTCGCCGCCTGTCGACGTCCCATTGTCATTCCCGTCGAAGACACCAGTATAGTTGCGGTGTGAAAACGGGAATCCAGTTCTACCTCACCACGATCGAAACGATCAGCAGCGCCACCTCGACCGCCAGCGCCACCAACCCCACCACGAGCAACACCTTAACGATCGCGATCACCAGCCCGCGCATTTCAGAGTACCACCGTCATTCCCGCATGTTGTTAGCGGGAATCCAGTCTACCTCTTCTTCCGCGTCAACTTCCTCATCGCCGGCCGCATCCCTTCCCACGCCGGCATCCCGCGCATTGACGTACCCTTCGCCGCCGCAGCCTGAAACTTGCGCTTGGAGTATTTAGCCCGACCAATCGCGCTCGCCAAGGCCGCGGGGGATCTCACGCCTTTCTTCTTCAGTGCCTTCGTTAGCTTTGAAAATCCCATGTACGCCATACTTACATCTCCCTCAGAAAAACAATTTTTGCAATCTCGGATGCAAGAGAGACTTCCAGACTAAGATCGATGATCCTTCCCCTCAAACCTCGGCATCCCGCCGGACTTTGTGCGTTGATGCGACCTGACGTGCAACGGCAGCCGCTTAACACTCCGCGTCTTGGCCGCCCACTCGCGCGCCATCGCCGGCTTGAACTTAAACATCCACCGCATCTGCGCCCGGCTGACGAACGGCATCGCCTAGCCGCCCATCATCCCGCCTGGCGCACCGCCACCACCGAACGGCGGCATCCCGCGCCCCGGCCTGGGTGGCACCGCTGGTGCAGCCGCCGGCCCGCGTGGTCCAAACCTCGGCATAACCCCGCCACCCATCGGCGGCTTGCCCATCATCCCGCCGGCCATCGGCATCTCAGCCTCACCTTCGCCCGGCCTGTTCTCCTCCGGTCCGTTCAGTTCATCCACCTTCGCCTGCGCATCCGCCACCGGCATCGGATCGGATTGGATCATCGCCATCCCGCGCCCGGCCGGAACCACATTGTATGCTGGCATCGTCTCGCTCCTCTTAATTACGATTTACCAATGACTAACAACGCAAACGCGCCGACATCCCCATCGGGATACCGGCGCGTTGTTATCCGTTCGCCGCTTCTATCTTACTCCACCCGCACCCCAAAGTCAACTATTCTGCCCCGTGATGGCGACGGTCGCCGTCATGTGATAAGCGCGTGATGCCTTGAACACCAATCGGTCCTTGCCGCAGTCAATTTCGATCTTCAACGTATCGGGCGCATTGATCACCTCCGCATTCTCGCGGAGCAACGCGATCAATCCATCCACTCGATTCCTGGCCGACACCTGCCGCCATACTACGCTGTCAATTGCCACTGCTGGTCCCCCTGCACAATTCTCTGATACCTCACTCGCAGCCGCTTGCACTTCGACTGCCTCAACCGATCCAGATACGCCAGGCGCACCGCCGTAATCTGCTCCTCCGTCGGCGGCCACGGCAGCCCCAGCCCCTGCGCATAATTCTCAGCCAAAGGGTTCCCCATGAACGTCACCGCCTCGTCGAACTCATCCGGCAACCCGATCGCCACATCGAAGATCGTCGTCAGCAAAACCGCTGCCAGCATCTGCCGTAACCCGAACTCATTGAAGTCGATGGAACTCATCTCATTCACGCCTGCCGCTCGCAATATGCCGCGCCGCCTGCTCCACCCGCCGCGCTAGTTCCTCCCGACCGTATTCCCGAACCACAAACAACCGCGCCTCGTGCGGCGTGTGACCGTTCTTGATCTCTGCTTCCAGCGCATCCAACACATCCGGCACGTTGCTATCCATCCACTCATACGACTCCCGATCCAACGCCCGTTGCAAATTAGGCAGATCCCCTCGAACGACATTCGTCACGACCTTCGCCATTCTCCCCTCACTTCCTAACACTGCTTAACCACCACCGGCACCCCGAACGCCGCCACCGGCGCCTCATCATCCTGCGCCCCGCGCCGGTACTCGTACCGTCCAGGGGGCAGGGGGGGAACGACCACCGTCAGGTCGCGCGTAAACTCCTCCGGCGACGTGATCACCGAATAGAACACCCGCTCGCCCAGCACGACATTGTATCCGGCGTCCACCCCAAACCATGACTCCGTGATCGACACAATCGTCGGCGCATTGCTGACGTGGATATGAACCGTAATACTGAATGACTGCCCGGCGCACAAGCCGTCGACCGGAACGGACGTCGACCGCACGTCGTACTCGATCGTCCGATGGAGACTGCGAAACAACGACACTCCAGCGCCGACCGTGGCCACAATCGCCGTCAACGAAATCAGGATAATCGAGAGCACCACCCACCGCACCACGGCCTTGTGACTCAAGGCTTCAATCCCCCGCCCGTGATCTGCGTCAGCAGCGTGATTAGATTGGCGACGCTCGTCACCAGCGTCAGCCCCATCCCGATCGCCATCCCCTTCATGATCGTCTTATACCGCTCCCACTCGTCGATCACCTTCTCAGCCGCCTTCATCCGATCGCGCAGCCCGACCTGGTCCTTCTCCGGCTCGCCGTCCAACACCGCGAACACCCGTGCCTGGCGCTCCGCGAAAACCGCCATCCGTTCCCCTTGCTTGACGAGCATCTCCTGCAACTGCGCGAAGCCCTTGTTTTGCTCCAGGATCATCAACCGCAGTTTATTGCCCCACTCGTCCAGCGCCTTCCGTATATCCTCATCCATGAGGTGGCGCCTCCGTCATTCCCGCACCGTCATTCCCGCGAAGGCGGGAATCCAGTTGCCCGGCCTTCACCGCCTTCACGTCCGCCGTATCCGGCGACAGCCGATCCGCATTCTGATTGGCGACGACCGCGCTGAAGATCGTCGCAACCAACGACCATATTCCATCGGCCGGACACGCCACGAACGGGAACAAAAACGAAGGCGTACACGCCAGCACATAGACGAGTACGCCCGTTCCGATATTTAGACCCACCATGATCAACTGCTTCCGCTCAGGCTCCAGCGCCGCCCATCGCGTGCGAAAGCCCGGCGCGTATGATGCCAGCAGCGACACCAACACCCCCACTACGCCGGCCAGTATCACCGGCGTCAACTCCACCCCATTCTGAATATTCATATCTCTTCCTTCTGTGGACACAAAAAGCGCCGGCCTCCCCGCAGGAGAACGGCGCTTCAATTGACGGCACAATGTGAGAATGATTCAATTGATCGGGTACTGCTGCTTGTCGATCCGTTCGATCAGCGTCACGCCCCCCACGACTGAATCCCCGCGGCACGTCAGTTCTATTTTCTGGTGGCCTGACTCGATCGTCGCCCGCCGCACCAGCAGCCAGAGGATAATATCGGCCAACCGGCCCTTCACCTCATGCCGTTTCCCCTCGTCGTCCGTCACCACCATACCCTTATCTTACCACGACACAAGTTACAAAGTCAACACGTTACTTCCACTGCTTACCAACCACGCCCACCGCATCCTGAGCGGAGCAGCATCCTTTCGCTGCGAAGTCGAAGGCCGAACCTTAAATTTTTCCGACTTGGGAGTTTTGCCTATTGACTTCCGGCAATACAGGTGTACAATGTGTGTACAGTAGTGAAAGCGCGGGCGATCTCCTGCACCGCGCACGCCAGATAAGCCCTGAACCGCAAGGCAGGCAATGGCGAAAGGAGAGAAATGAAGATCAGTGCCGACGTTCTTACCGGCCTCGACTGGTCACACATCAACGCCGAAGTCGACGCCGAGCGCAAAACCGAACCAGCCGCCATGTATCTGGCTGGACGTTGCGCTAACGGATCTGAGCTCGACAGTGGAACACTCTGGCACGCATTACAAAATCTTGAAACAAGTCGGACGGCAATGTGTGGCGCACGTCCAGGCCGTCGATCAGCCGGCTGGCGTGGCTACCCAGACGAGATCCACGCTGTAACCTGCAAACGTTGTCTCGCCAAGATGTATCCGACACAATCCGTAATGTAGATGATTCACAGCACACCGCGGCCAAGCACTTCCTCTCGGCGTATCTCAAAGGCCGCGCCGCGTTCAAGACAGATGGCGCATCCGCGAAATACCCGTATCCAGAAACACGCGGGGGCCGGCACGGTCACATCGTCACCTTCGCGCGCGTATCAGAAGTATTGGAGAACAGGACTGGAAGACGAGCGCGACGGTTTTCCCATCAGGTACACCGCTCGCTAAGGAGACACCATGCCAACCAAAACCATTCACTCCCCGCTCAACCTCCGCGATCCATCCGGTACGCTGCGCCGTGACGCCGCCCGGCTCGCCCGGCACAGCGGCACCACGGACGTCGCCGGCAACATCCGCTTCGCCGTCGCCCACACCCTCTCCGCCCTGCACATAGCACTTACCCCGCTCAACTACACCCTGTGCAACGACGCTCTGCTCGTAGACCTCATCATCCACGGCGACGGCCCCCACGTCCGCCAATCCGCCTGGGATGAAATCGAACGCCGTCGAAAAACTATCACCCGGTAGTTAGAGCAGATTGTTTCCTGTCCTTCTGCAACAACACGAAACAATCTACTAAAGAAACCACGAGGCAACCATGAGACGCAAACCCGTAACCTGTGTCCTGTGTCACCAAGACGAAACGCGCGACGAAGATGCGATATGCGGAAACTGTCGGAGACAATGGGAAGACGGCGCTCTGTTCGACCCGGCCCTGGCCGTCGTCGGCGACAAAGAAGTCGTCCCTGTCAATCGCTACTTGCGGCCCGATCACTATATGGGCGACCCCGACGCATTCGCGCGCTCGCCCAGCGTCGAAACCGAGTTACGCTGTATCCTGATGGAATTGACCGGCGCAGTCGAAGTCAGCCAGATTTCTTACCGTTTTGCCAGCACACGCAAGCCGATTGGTTTTTACCAGAGAGGATTTAGCGATGATGGCACAACCTGGTGGTTGATGGATCATAACAAGATCGACGCGATCGAAAAGATCGTGACCTTCATCCGCAACTGGGCGGCCCGCGAGTACCGTGAGGGTCAGCGCCAGGGCGAGAACTTCATCAGCAAGATCGCCCGAGGCGAATTAACCGTTGACGAAATCGACGCACAGTCATCTTGGGGCAGAGCAAAAGGAAAGTAACCCATAACCACCACGCGCCGACCTCCCCGGCCGGCGCGTCCCAAATCTCCAATCTCTAATCTCTCTTCTCCATCCCTCAATCAAACTCCACCTTCACTTCTTGCGAAGCACCCCCCGCCCACGTCACCCACCCGAACCGCCGCCCGTCCTCGTGCCGCCCCATCCTCACCCGCACATCCAGCAGATCGACAATCTCCCGCCTCCGCTCGAAACTCGCCCGATCGATCTTCCCCCGCATCTGCCGCACCCGCTCCGCCAACTCCACCCTGGCCGTCGCCTGCGCCTGACGATCCTCCCCCTGCGCCAGCACGTCCGCGCGCGCGCTGCGCAGTTCCAGAATCTTCCGCCGCGATTCCCGGATCTTCAACTCGACCGATGCCGCCAACTCCTCGTCGTGCTCCGTGTCGCCACCGAACCGATCTAGCCACGCAGAGATCTGCTTCTCGTACTCCGTGATCTTCGCGTCGATCTCCGCGATGCGCGCCGCACTCTCATTCGTCTCACCCGCCAGGGCCTGCGCCTGGTCCAGTTCCTTTACCCCCTGCGCCAGCCTGTCACTCGTAATCAACTCCCGCACCAGCGCCCACACCTTGACGTCGACCTTGCTCGTCACGATCGTCCCGAAGTGGCACACCTCGTACAGTCCCGCCGGCTGCCCCTTTGAATTGCAAAAATAGATCGACGTAAACTGCTTCGCCCGATCGTTCTTCACCCGCGTCACCGCACTCATCCCCAGCCCGCACGCACACGTCAGCCGCCGCGCCATCAAATACTCCCGCTGCCGGTTGCGCGCCGCCGCGATAAAGTTGCTCTTCGCCTGGCGCTGCGCCGCCGCCCACTCCCCCGGCTCCACGATCGCCAGCGCCGGCACACTGATCTCGATCCCCCGATACTCGATGATTCCCACATAAGCCCGCGACTTCAGGATAATACTCACCGTGCTCGGCCACCACTTATTACCCCCGTATGGCGCCGTCACCCCCCGCTCCATCAACCGCTGCGCGATCGGAATCAACCCCATCGCCTTCTTCCCATCCCAGCCCGTGTACCGATCGAAGATCCACTTCACGATCCTCATCTGCTCCTTCACCACCACCAGCACCGCATCACCTCGCTCGCCGCGCTTCTCCGACCCATAAGGTGGATTCCCCACCGCCACCCACTTCCCGCTCTTTGCCTTGCCCAACTTCCCCATCTTACTCCGTCTCACCAGCGTCTCGATCTCGTGCTGGCTGAACGCCCCCTCGATGTTGCTCAACAGATTCCCCTCCGGCGTATCCTCGATCTCACCGCGCGTCGTCGTATACAACGTCAGCCCCAGCGCCTTAATCTCCCGCCGCAGCGCGATCTGCAACTCCAGATCGCGGCTCAACCGATCCATCACGAACGCCACCACCGCCTGAATCTCATTCCGTCTCGCCATCTCCCGCAGCCGGCGCACGTCCGCCCGGTCCAGCGTAAACCCCGACTTCTTCTCCGTCACATACTCCACCACCGTCAACCCGCGGTCGGCCGCAAAGCGCGCAATCGCCGCCTGCTGCTCGCTCGGCGAATACCCCTTAGCCGCCTGCGCCTTCGTGCTCACCCGAATCAACCCAAGTGCTCGCACTTGCGCCTTCACCGCTTGTCCTTCATCCTTCATCCTTCTTATTTCCTGTATGAAGTGTCAGACTTCACAAACTTGTCATGACATTCGTCATATAAAATCCGGTCACTCAACGATTTAGCAAAACCGGAATCAAACCTACAATAGGCTTTACCCTACATCTGGATTGCATGAGGTTTGACGAATGAATCAAATTGACAGAACTCTAACACATAAGTGCTTGAAATAGATACAAATAGGGTTTATGATAAACCATCACTCGTAGGAAGGAAGATCATGAAGTTTCTCATCTGGCTGTTTGCTCTGTTCCCCCGTCTTTCTGCGTCGGTTTATCATCGCCTGACTCACCACCGACCGAATACTCGGCCCGCTCCTGGCGCACGAACACGGCGAAACGCAGGGCCTGACGACGCTCGGAATAAGTAAGATCCTGCATCACCTCGACCCACTCTTGCAGTTCACGATCTTCCGCAACCATATCGGCAACCCGCTTGGTTAGCTTGCCCGCACGATAAGCCACTTCCTCGCGCCTGATCCGCAGCGCAGCCGACACCGCCTCAATGACCCTCCACGTCGGGGGTAGACCCTCCCGTCGTCTCTGACTAATTGCTCCGTTCGATAACCCGCCCACCTGCTCTATCGCCCGCACCGATAGACCGGCCTCTGCACGCTTCTGCTCAAACCACTCCCAAAATTGCTCCGTCTTTGTTTTTTCCATAGTCAAAATTCTACACGAAACTCTAACGAGTTTTCTCTAAATTGCCTATTGACAAATTGAGAGATTTCTATATAATAGAGATAACTCTACATACGAGGAGAGTTTCTACGATGACCGACAAACAACAGACGAACCTCTACCTTGACAAGAAAACTCGTGACAGGCTTGAAAAACTCCGTGCTGAATTTGGCATCGGCCCCAGCGCCATCGTCTCCATCGCCATCGCTGACTACTACCGCGAACACCTGTCACCCAAAGCAAAGCGCATTGTCCAACCAGCCGAGCCCGCCGAGGCCACCGCATGACCACAGATAAAACGCCTCTCTTCCACAGGGTCGCAGGTCTCGGCGTCAGCCCGGAACACATCGTCGCCTATCGGTTGTTCGACACCGACCCGAAAGATAATGAGCCGTGCTGCACGATCTTCACTGATGCACACTACAGCGAATCCGCCATCATCCGCTTCTATGGCGATGACGCCACCGCTTGGCGTGCATTCCTGACCGCCCAATCCAACGAGGCCACCGCATGACACCCAATCTCAAATCGCAAATCTCAAATCTCAACTCCCACGTCTCCCTCTGGGCGCGTCTCGTTGAACTGCTAGAATCATGGCCCGATGAAACAATCCCAGTTACCCAGTGGGACGAAGAAGAACCGGGGGAGCACGTGGCAGCGGCCACAGACATGGAGGCCGCCCCCGCGTAGACGTCGACGCGCGCGGCGCGGGCCGCAAGGCTGGGATGCTCATGCTTTCGCCAACCCTGCCACCCGCGCCGGACGCGCCGCAACGCAGGACGGCGTGTCTCCTCCTTCAGGATGCCCGCGCGGTGTAAAACGAGTGGCACCGCGCGGGCCAAGGAACAGAGTATACCGAATAGTAACCATGACGCTAACTCTAACACCAACTCTAACTCTCGTGTGATAACAATGAACCCGCTCATCGCCGCCATCCTAACATTTTCATTCATCGCCCTGTCCCACGCCTTCCCGTGGCGCATCATCCGCCCGTTGTGGGACTCCAACGGCCTCAAGCGCATCCCATCCTATGCCGTCGGCAGCGGCATCATCCTGATCGGCTTTCTCGCCTGGTGCCTCAGCACCGGCGAATATGTGCCATTCATCATCCTGGCGATCCTGGACTTCGCCGGCGCACTCGGCGCCATCATCCCGCGCATCGTCAAATGGATCGACGAACAACTCAAACTTGCCGACAAGCTGCACGTCTATGAAACAGCCGACACCGCGCGGACATCCGACGAAGGACGCCCGCGATAAACTCGAACAAGTGGAGGATGCCGCCGCCCTGCTGGACTCTGCGGCCGACTCCCTCGATCACATCGAAGCGATTCGTTTACCGCTGTTGAGAATTGAACTGGACGACATGATCGAACCGACCGAAGTAGAACTGAAGAACGCGCTCCAAAAGGTCAACGAAGCAATGGCCTTGCTGCACACACTCAGCGAGAACCTATCGCGCGAGCGCCGAAGGTAAAAAGAAGTGCCGCACTGGGCGAACAGTGCGGCATGGGCCAGACGGTCAGCGAGGATGCTGACCAGATGACCCAATTATAACACAGGTTATGAACCTGTGTGATTACGAAAGGGCCAGACAATGAACATCACCAAACCGGAACTTCAACGTATCGTATCCACACTTCCGACCGTCGAGCAGGACTTCGTCGCCAAGTGCTCCGAGCTCCGCATCACCACCCGGCTCGACCACCGCAGCGACCCGACCCAGCACCACGTCGTCTGGGTCCGAAACAACTGGTACCACGGAGCCTTTGTCTACTGCGGATGCTCGACCCTGTTCGCCCTGCACATCGGCCGCGACGCCTACAGCGTCTGCGAACAGCACCACCTGCAGTCGCTCGGCAAGCTCGTCGCCGTCAAACGCCACACCTCCAAGTGGCACACCGCGCGCCTAATGCGGGAGGTGTCATCATGATGATCGGAATCTCCACCAACCACGGCACCAAGGCCGACGTTCACAGTTGCACCTGCACCTGCGCCACCTGCCAAGCCATGCGAGAACTGGAAGAACTCGAACGCCTGTCGGACGTCATCACCGATGATCTAATGCGCGGTGCCTACACCAACCCTGGCATTCTTCTGCGCTTCGCCGCGCTGTCGGATAAGTACAACACGGAGGCTGCGCTATGATCCCGCAATCCCTCCTAGAGCTTCCGCACGCCGCCATCGTCCACGGCTCGCACGGCGCAGGCCGACTCAAAAACTTCACCCTCGCCGGTCGAGGCTACGTCTTCACACCGTCATTCGGCTGTCACTGCCCGATCGTTGAAATCGTCGCCTACCAAAACGGCCGCGAAGTCGACGGCAATCTAACCCTCGCCATCGTCTGCGCCCGCCACGGCCAAACCCAGACCAGCGCGCAGCCCACAACGACCGACACCTGCATGGTCATGACCAAGGCATCGGCCAGAGCCACAGCCATCTTCGCCTACGCCAAGCGCCGCCACCGCAACGACCGGCGCGTCGGATGGGGGAACACACGATGACCGAATACGAAATGCACTCACTCACCGTGCTCAACCGCATCGCCATCGCGCTCGAAACGATCGCCATGACCAATGCCCCCGCGCCCAACTTCGTCAAGCCGATCGAAGCCTTCTCAAACTTCGACTTCTCGACCATCGGCGCATCCGTCAAACAGATGGACACCTACGGCCCGTCCGAACTAGAGTGGGGGGGCTACCTCTGGACCCGCCGTAGCCCCACCAACAAGTTTGGCGAGGCTATCTGGTACAGCCGCGCCATCGGCAAAGACGCCGAAGGCAACAACAAATACGCACGGCTGATTAGCTTCAAGAAAATGAGCGAAGCCGAACCGATGCCGCGCAAAGTTGAAGCACTGGTCACATCAAAGCCCGCGCCCCAAGACAATGGTCATTCCCAATCAGTCGCATCTACCGCTGTTGATCCCGTTGTTGGCGGGATCGTGGGGATTGACCAATGGCCCACCACCAAGTCCGAATTTGAATCCTGGATCAAGGCGAAGAGCATCAAGGGCCAGGACATCCGCTCCGCCCTCGGCACCGACGTTCAAGGCTGGCTGAAGCTCAATGCCGGCCAGACCTATCGAGACGTGGCGATCACGCTATCCGCCACGCTGGAGAAATAACCATGACCAACCCACAGCCCACCCATTGGTCAAAAGTCAACCGCGTCGCCATATTAAACGAAGCAACCGCAGTGATCTATCGCAAATACTCCGGCCCCCGCTGGAGAACCGTCATCCATACCTATCGTCTCACGCCCGCCAGCGCCGCCCGCGTCCGCCGTCTCGACCTGCCGCGCTTGCTGGGCGTCCGCTAACTCTAACTCAAAGGAGACCAATGGATAACACCTACATCGTCATCGGCCTGCATAATCGCATCTGGTACTCCCTGAATACAAGCCCGATCGATGAACAGACCGCTAACTTTCAGGCCAAGTTTCAAAGCCAGCTCCGACACTGCGAAACGCGCGTGGTCAAATATGTTCGAGACCAATATCAAAGATGGCCTCGTCAGTGAACCGTCCATCCCACCAAATGATGGGGGATATTTCGTGAACTACAACGATCTCAAGCGACTTGTCAATTACGGCAGCATCAGTCTGTTCCCGATGGCCTACCGCCGAAATCGAAAGCGCGAAACCATCGGCCTGCTGCTCCTGTGCGCCGTCATCGTGATCTCCCTCTCCCGGTTAGGGAGAGGGTAGGGGGTGAGGGTATGGACTACCGGAAAATGAAACAATCCCCGTCTTTGCCCATGTCCGGTTCTCCACTGGATAACCGGTGGGCCGCTGGGCGTGGTGGGATGAAAACATTGGATACCCGTAAGTGTGTGGACTGTGGCAACGACTTCGAGTCGCGCGCCCGCAACCGCATCATCCGCTGCCCCCCGTGCCGCGCCGCCAAATCCGACGCCCGCAACATCCGCGCCGCCCACGGCTACCGTAGGGGCGAACACGCAGGCTCGCCCCTACGGTCCCTCAGCGCCCTGGCCACCATCCACGTCAAGCAAAGCGTCGGCCAGTGCCAAGGGGAGTGTCACCGCCGCCATCAGCAACTCGTCAACGGCCTGTGTGTCGACTGCCGCTTCTACGGCGTCAAGAAGCGCGTCAAACTCATCAGCTTAATCAGGTGAATCTGTGGACAAACTTCGCTCATACCAACTCACCCTCACCTTCCCGGCGCCGGCCGCCCGCCACAGCGACCCGCCCACCGCCCACGCCGCCGCCCGTGATGCCACCTTCGCCGCGTCCAATGGTCGCCTGATCGCCCTGCGCACCCTCGCCGCGCATCCCGCCGGCCTGACCGACTTCGATCTGGCCGACAAGACCGGCTGGCAGCAAAGCAGCATCGGCAAACGCCGCGGCGAATGTATGTCCACCGGCTACGTCGAACCCGCCACCTACACCGGACCGGACGGCCAGCCGCACTACGTCAAACGCGCCGCCCCCTCCGGATCGCTCGCCATCGTCTGGCGCATCACAGAATCAGGACGCCAGTACCTAAAGGAGATCCATGGATAAGTCCATCACCCGCATCACCTACCAGCCCGGCCACCCGCGCCTGTGCCCAAAATGCCAGCGCCAGATCAACATCGTCGGCAGCCGAACCAAGATCTTCGTCAATCACAAGGATAAACTCGGCGCCCCCTGCCAGAACTCCGGCCAGCCGCTCGGTGCATCATAACTATGGCTAAGACAATCACGCTCACCCAAGGCAAAGTCTCCATCGTTGACGATGAAGATTACGAAAGATTGAATCGGTATAAATGGTGTGCCCAGCGTGACATTTCTACGTACTACGCTGTCAGAACTGCTAATGGTCCATCACACACGAAAGTTTTTATGCACCAAGAAGTCATTGGGCGACCTCCAGTGGGTATGATTCTTGACCACAAGAATAGAAATGGCTTGGATAATCAACGCGCCAACTTGAGATTCATAACAAGAAGCGAGAGCAATCACAATAGGGGGATGTTTCGTAACAACAAATCTGGGACAAAAGGCGTAGCGTTCCATAAGCCTAAGAGAAAGTGGGAAGCGCGCATAGATGTAGACCATAAAACCATCCGTCTTGGATATTTTGCAAACATCGAAGACGCAATCATTGCTCGAACAAACGCAGAGAAGAAGTATTCTAAGACTGACTAATAACATGCCCAAACCGCTCCTGCCCCCCACCGGCATCTACGTGCCGACCAGCATTCTGTACGACAAGCACATCCCGCCCGTCGTACGCGATACCTGGTCGCAACTGCGCGGCCTGGCATGGGGCAAGACCGAAACCCCTGACCTCAGCTTCGATCAACTCGAAGAACTCACCGGCAAAAGCCGCGCCACTCTCTACGGCCACCTACGATTACTCGCATCTAGCGGCCTCTCTAGTTGGAGACCGAGCGGTAACTCGACTATTAGAGTGACCTTCAAAGATAACGGCCAGGCTGCTGCTCCGATTGAGTCTGACAATGGGCAATCCAGAAAACTAGACCAGTCTGAATTTCTGGATAACCCTTATCAGCTTTTAGATCCAAATGAAGATCTAGCTAATCCAGAAAAAGAAGCTGTGCAATCCAGAAATTTAGACCAGTCCAGAAATTTGGATTGCGCCGCCGACGTTCCACACCGCAAACTATCCGAGCGTCAAGTCGCCATCTCTCGTCTGGAGCGTTTCCTCAGCTCAATCTCCGGCCTGGAACTCCCTAAACGCTCCACCCTCAAAGAGAAACGGGCCGCCTCCGAACTCTGGTGGCAACCCCTGGGCCGCATGTGGGAACTCATCGGCCGCGACGCCGACCGCGCCGAAGCCCTCATCGCCGCCGCCTATCACGCCATGAAAAAAGGCCGGAAGCCGCTCACCGTCTCATCGGCCAAGTCGATCGAGAATACATTCATCTCCATTCACGCCGAATCGAAAGCGAACCATAATGGACAACACCACTCAAACTCTAACTCTAACTCAAACTCAAACTCTAACATCCCGCCTGAAAGCATCCGGCAGATCGCCGAGCGCATTAACGCGCAGCGCCGCGCGCGAACTCCTGGCGGCACAGGCCCGTAGAGACTATGCCGAATTACTCTCCCCCTCTCCCTCACAGGGAGAGGGCCGGGGTGAGGGTGCATCGTCTCTCACCCACAACCCCGCCGCCGATCCGCATTGCCCCACCTGCGCCGGCATCGGCTACTACTCCCTGCGCCGCGCCAAAGATGACTCGCAGTTCGGACGGCTGCTCCACTGTCCCTGCACCGCCGCCGCCCAAGCCGCCGCCCTGCAGCGCATCTCCGGCCTGTCCGACGTCGATCGCCAACTCACGATCGACGGCATCGTCCCCACCGGCGGCCAGACCGACGCCATGATCGCCGCCGCCCGGAACTTCGTGCAGAACCCCGACCACATCCTGACCCTCTACGGTGGCTACGGCAACGGCAAAACCGACGTCCTGAAGGCCATCGTCCAGGAATGCGTCAACCGCGGGATCACCGCCGTCTACCTCGAAATGAAAGTCCTGGCCGACACCATTCGCCAGGCTTATGCCGAACACAACGACACGGCCTCCCGTCTGATTGACCGTTACGCACGCGTGCGCGTGCTCGCGCTCGACGAGATGGACAAGGTAAACGACACCGACTGGTACCAAGAATTTGAAACCGGACTCATGTCCCAACGCTACCAGATGGCTATGGACCATACCGCCGGCACCGTCCTCGCCATGAACCAACACCCGAACAACGCGCTGCCCGGCCATCTCGCCAGCCGCCTCTTCGACGGCCGCAACAGCGTCATTCACAACACCGACCCGGATCTTCGGCCGTTGATGAAATCCTAATTACCATTTACTAATGTCCAACCCACCGCTCACCTACATTAGCCTATTCTCCGGCATCGGCGGCTTCGACCTGGCCTTCGACCGCGCTGGCCTGCGCTGCGTCGCCCAGGTTGAGAACGACGCCGACTGCCAGGCCGTCCTCCAGCGTCACTGGCCGGACGTTCCTAAGTTCTCCGACGTGCGCGAAGTCGGCAAGCACAACCTGCCCTACATCGCCCGTCGCATCGTCATCACTCAAACTCCCAACTCCAACTCAAACAGGAGTCTACGACCATGAACTGCCGAATCTGCCACACCCCCGTCCCCGGCCGCCGCACCTACTGCGACCAGCACCTGCTCGAGCGCCGCCAGCAGCACGTCCGTGAAATGAGACAATCCCCGTCTTCTGGTGGGGTCGACCGCCAGCGCGAAGGCCAGATCCGCAAGCTCGAGCGCGTCTCCAAAGAAATCGCCCGTGACATTCTCACTGAACTCGACACGAACCCATATCCGCCGCCGCCCGTCGTCGCCGTCCCAGCCTGGCAGCCCTGGCAGGCCCGGCCGTTTGGCTACACTCTGACCGTCAACCGTTAACCAAATCCTTTGCATCTTTGCTCCTTTGCGTGAGATCATTATGAAACACACAACCTGGCACAACTGCTACGACGAAAACCTCAAGGACCTCATAACCCCTGAGAGTTTTTCCCATCCCGCGAAATTATCCAAGCGCCTGTGCGAGCGCATCATCGAGCACGGCGAAGCGCAAGGCTACTGGCGGCGCGGCGACCTCATCCTCGACCCCTTTGCCGGCATATTTACAGTCGGAATCCTCGGCGCCTACCGCGGCTACCGCGTCGTCGGTGTCGAACTCGAACCGCGCTTCTTCAAGATGTCCAACGACAACATCGACCTCAACCGGCGCAAACTAGAACTCCTCGGCTGCCCGCTCCCCATCGTCGTCCAGGGTGACAGCCGCCGCCTCGTTGAGATTGTGCGCGAGATATTTGCTCCCTCTCCCTACAAGGGAGACGAGACAGTCCCCGTCTCTTGGTGGGAGGGTAGGGGTGAGGGTGTATCGGGCGTCGTGTCATCTCCCCCCTACGCCTCCAGCATACACGACTCGAACGGCATTGACGCCAGCAAACTAACCGGCAATCCCGTCGGCCCACACTCCCAAGCATTTGCTGAAGGCTACGGCCAATCCGCCGGTCAAATCGGCGCCATGCGCGAAGGCGACGTAGATGCCGTGATCTCCTCCCCCCCCTTCGGCTCATCTCTGTCACGCGACGTAATCGACCCCGCAGCCCGCCGCCAGTGGGCGCGCGCCCACGGCATCAGTAACTCCGAACGCGTCACACCCGTCGACATGGAACGCGCCGGCGCCCGTGACCAGGAGTACGGCGACACCGATGGTCAAATCGGCATCATGCGCGAAGGCCCCGGCGCGCGCTACGACTTCATCACCCACTCGCCCGACAACGCCCATATCCAAACCAGCGACGCCGCCTACGGCGTGGCGGATGGTCAGATCGGAATCATGCGCGCAGGCTCCATCGACGCCGTGATCTCCTCTCCCCCCTACGCCGATTCCGTCAACGCCACCCACAACGGCATCGACTGGCAGAAAGCCAACCGCCCAGACCGTCTCACAGAATCCGACGATCGACACAACCCCATGAGCACCGGCGAAATGAACTACGGCCAATCCGACGGCCAGATCGGCGCCCTCCACGACGCCGGCTTCGATCAAGTGATACAACCCCCATCTTATGATGGGAGCGTTGATGGCAGTGTCTTCTCTCCTCCCTTCTCCCCGCCCGGCAACCAACCCGTCATCGGCCAAGGCACCCGCGCGCAGTTAAAAACAGCCGGACGCAGCCCATTAGACGCCCAACAAACTCAGACCGCTGGCAACATCGCCGACCTGACGATGGAACAATCCCCATCTTTTGGTGGGATGGACGGAATAGACGCCGCGATCTCCTCTCCACCCTATGTCAGCGGCGGCCACCACCCCGACCAAACCGGAGCCTGGGGTGGCCAGGCCCAATCCGTCGATCGTGACCTCGCCGGCTACGGACAAACAACCGGCCAAATCGGACAACTCTCCGAAGGCAACTTCCCCATCTCCATAGAGGGAGAGGGACGGGGTGAGGGTGATATTGTCGACGCCGCACTCACCTCCCCGCCGTACGAAGAAGGCTTAGGTCACGGCGGAGAACCTACACCAACCGACATTGACAAGAAACTCTATATTGCCGCTCTCAATCCCTACGGCACAACCTCTGGCAACATCGGCAACGAATCCAAAGAAACCTACTGGTCCGCCATGTCCACCGTCTACCGCCAACTCTACACCGTTCTCAAACCCGGTGGCGTCGCCGCCATCGTCATCAAAGACTTCGTGCGCGCCAAAGCCCGCGTACCCCTCTGCGACCAGACCGCCCGCCTGCTCGAAGCCCTCGGCTTCACCGTCATCGAGCGCACCCGCGCCATGCTCGTCAAAGAACTAGGCACATCCACCGATATGTTCACCGGCCAGCTCGTCAACCATCGCGTCGAACGAAAATCCTTCTTCCGCCGGCTCTACGAGCGCAATGCTCGCGCCGAAGCATTCTGGTCCACCATCGGCCGCGACATGCAGGCCCGCTATCTGGTGCAGGCCCACTCCGAAGCCTGGCAGGACTACACGGACAGCGCCACCGACCTTGAAACTCTGAGACTGATTCAACTCGCCCCCGACTCTACAGCGGAGGAGATAGCGGAGGCCGCGTCTGCAATGGAGTTCTATCCGCCCAGCCTTCCAACCCGCGTCAAAGTAAAGGATGCCGCCATCCGGCTGGCCTACGTGGAACACGGCAGCCCCGCCATCGACATCGCCACCGCCATCAACTTTGAAGAAATTTTGTGGGCGCAGAAACCCGCCAGCGTCGGCGATGGGGTAGGGAGAGCCGTCACAAGCCCGCCCTATCACCCCTAAACAAACCGGAGGACTCATGAGACGAGCCGCCCGCGTCGACGACAATCAAACAGAGATCGTAACCGCCCTGCGCGCGATCGGCGCCACAGTCGAGATCATCAGCATGGTCGGCCGCGGCGTCCCAGATCTACTCGTTGGACTGAATGGCATCAACCACCTGCTTGAGATCAAAGACATCCATAAACCGCCGAGCAAACGCAAACTAACACCCGATGAAGTGATGTGGCACGCCGAATGGAATGGAGACGTGCGCGTAGTCTACTCGCCCGAAGACGCGATTAGCGTCGTCACGTTCGGCGCCATCGGCATGGGACATCCCACCCGCTAGAAAGGCAAACAGTCATGTGTCAACACGCAAGACTCACAAAAACCCAACAGCGCAAGCGTCAATTCCTGCGCGAAGGCGTCACCGGATCAATAAACGTCCACTACGGAGAACACCATGAAACACTCTGACGCGCTCGCCATCACCCAATCCCTCCTAGACAAGCTCCGCCCCCACGTCCTCCGCGCCGAAATCGCCGGCAGCCTTAGACGTGGCAAACCCGAAGTCCACGACGCCGAGATCGTCTGCATCCCCATCACCGGCGTCTTCACCCTGCGCGATATGTTCGACCAACCGATCAAGGACATCACCACCAACGCCCTGGAAGTCTACCTATCCCAATCTCTCGCCTCCGGCGTATGGGACTGGGAACTCGATCCCATCGTCCCCCGCAACGGCCCCAAATACAAACGCCTGCGCTATTCCCCCTCTCCCTCAAAGGGAGAGGGCCGGGGTTATGGTGAGGGCCTCTGCGTCGACCTCTTCATCACCACCCCCCGCGCCTGGGGCTGCATCTACGCCATCCGCACCGGCCCGCACGACTTCAGCAAAATGCTCGTCACCCGCGCGCAGCGCATGGGCTGGTTCGTCGAAGGTGGCTTGCTACACCAGCACCTGCGCACCTACAAAACCAACCCGAAAACCGGCGAAGACGAACCGCAACCCTGCCCATCCGGTGACGCCTGCCCGCTCGTCGCCAACACCCCCGAAGAAATCGACTTCTTCGCCAAACTCGGTCTCCCATTCATCGAACCCGATCGCCGCGTCATAACTCCCTCTCCCTTGAAGGGAGAGGGCCGGGGTGAGGGTATGGTTGGGGCAGGGGGGTAATCATGGGCTGGAATCAAGGCTTTACAATCATGGAAACATCGGTCATTACCTTATATGATGAACTTCAAGGCAACCTGACACCCGAAACACTCAACCGGCTTATGCAGCCCTACGTCAATACCGACATCGATCATGGCGGCAAGTATGGCCTTAAATCGTTCGATGGCCTTGAAGTGGAAGAGATCATCGCCAAAGTGATGAAACCAAAGCAATACGCTGACCACCTGGCAAGGCGTGACACCGCAGCCTGGTGGAATTGGATCGACGAGATGTGGTATGACATCACTCGCAAACACTGGAAATTCTGGTAGGAGGCTAACCAATGGAACAATACCCATCTTCCGGTAGTATGTTACTCGACCTTCTCCCATTCGCCGTCGTCCTACTCGCTGGCGTTGTCCTAAGCCTCACCTATCACCTGCGCGCCGCCATCACCAATCTGCGCGCTCTCGAAGACGACAACGCCTTCCTTAAAGAGATGATCGCCCGCTACGGACGTGATGCACTCTACTGGCAGCACGTCTCCGACGGCGGCTCCTTCGCCCCCTTCATCGAATCGCTCGACGTCGACAAACGCCTGCACCAACGTCCATCCCATAACACGAGGACCCCATGAACAACAAACGCCGCTTCTCCGCCACCCAACAAACCACCGTTGCCGACCTTCAGCGCGTGATGATTAAGATCGGCGCTACCTCACTCCGCATCGACCAGGACGTCATGAACGGCAGCGTCAAAGTCGTCTTCGATCGCGCTGGCCGCCGCTACACCCGCGAGTGCCAGCACTGGGTCAGTTCCATCGACAACCTGCGCGCCATCGGCCTGCAGATCGAATACCTGTACCGCGCGCTCGAAGTCTACGGCGTCGAGATGAGCGAATCGTCGTTCGATCAAGAGTTTGACACCATCTTTGGCGGCTTGATTGCCGCCCCCGACGACCCGGCGCTGCTGCTGGGCAGTGGTCACGCCATGTGGTTTGAAGTCCTCGGCGTGAAAGCCGACGCGACCAAGACCGATATTCGCAACGCCTTCCGCGCCCTGTCGAAGATCCATCATCCCGACACTGGCGGCGCCCCGGCCGATTTCAAACGCCTGCGCGAAGCCTACGACACCGGCATCAAAAGCGCCAAGAAGTAGTCTCACCCATGACTATAACTCTAACTCTAACTGAAAGGAGTACCCCCATGCCACTCCACCTCAGCAAACCCGGCGACCGCGTCCTCATCATCGAAGACATCCGCCCCGGCCATCCCGCCACCGGACAGATCGGCATCTACGAAGGCAGCTTCCCATTCACCGTCGCCATCTTCAACGTCGATAAATGGCTGGCAGGCGAATGGAGTTACGCGGACTACGAATCTGGTCAGCTGGTGATCGATGACGAGTACACCGTCAAAGAAATTGCGCCCCTATGGGCCGGCGGAAAGAAACCAGCCTCGGGCTGCTACGCCATGCCCATCAACAACCCCCGCATCCGGTTCCCCGACGGCTCCGTCATCTGGGGCGCCGAATGCTGGTGGGGTGATGCTGCCACCGCACCTCCCACCCTGGCCGAAGCCCAACAATCACTCGAAGACCACAAAGACTTCCTGCGCGAGCTCTATCACAGCATGGCCGAATCCAGCCGCGCCGAATCAGTCGAATCTATTAAATCTTTCGAGATCGATTACGTCAGCGAAGAAATCGTCCAGCGCACCGCCGAAGCCATGAGCCTCAACCCCATCCAGGCTTACGCCCCCGACCTGATCACCAAGGAACAGTTCGAGG